ATATTTTGGGTGAACAAGAAGTATGTTTTTTACTGTTGCCATATGTTTACAAATGTAATTGTTTTTTTTTAATAAACCAAATTTTTTTATTCAATTATCCATTTAATTTTTGATAAAGTAAGTGCATCATCAACATTCATGTATTTTAATTCATTATAAATGTAAGTGGTAATCGCATCTCTATATCTTCGGTTCATTCTTTTGACTCCACGAATAAAATCTTGTCTAATATACCATTGGGAACATTTGTTTTGTTCCATATACTTGCTATTTTTAACATCAATTTCAACATCAACTTCATAGACAAAATCTTTTTTTACCCAAGTATACCGGTTTTTATATTTTCTAATTGAAGTAATTTTTATTGTTGAATTAATTAAGACTGCCCATGTATCAGGATACCCATGATAAGGGTATCCATTAGTTTTTATTTCTAAGGTTTTACAGTAATTTTTTATAAACTTAATGTCTTTGTCTTTTAGTACGTATCCTGTTTTATATGCGTTTTCCATACAACAAAGATAGTAAAAAAAATTAAACGCACAAAAAAATGGATAAGTTTTTCCTTATCCATCAAATTTTTTACCGGTGGGCTCCATTAAAAAAAACGCTGAGATTACACGTTTGTTGTGAGAACCTTTAGAGTCATTATCGTTTCTACTCTTATCCACTTCCTTTTGAGAAGTATTTCTCAGTGACGGTCTTTTAGGTTTACCATTCCTTGAGGTTTGAATTACTCTCATCTTACTTGACTCTTTTTGAGGATGCCTCCCCAATTCGTCCTTGCGGGACTAAAGGTTTTTCGGATAATTACACGTCAGCTTGGGACCTTCGTGTGCAATGAACGGCTCATTACTATGTAGTCACCTTTCATTCAAACCTGACGGACACTTTTCCTTAATTTATTCTTAATGGTTATTAATTATAATAATAAGTTTTTGTGTTGTGGATTGTCGAAGTAGTGGTCCGCCACCCGAGCTGACCTATCTTTTGAACAAGTCAATACTCAACTACTCCGTGAAATGTCCCCATTTCCATATTTCAAGACTACTTCGAAACAAATCTTTTGGTAAAGACTCATTAAGGTTAATAACGACACCACTCGTACTTTAACATACCTTTCAGTTTTAAGTATCCTTTAATATTGGAAAACGCAATAATGAAATTGGATAACTTCATTTTTTGCAAATATTCCTACGGGTTATTCCTATTGGTGTTCCCACCTCAATCAGACGACCCACATCGCCCAATCATTTAACCACTTTTCTTACAGCGTTGCCCTCAGTACTCAAGGTTAAACGGTTTCCCGCTTGTGTACTCGACCTCGATTGTCCGAAGACAATCAAGACGCAAATCAGTTACACTTCTGACTTACTTTATCCCACTTTCATGGTTTATTTTAGTGGACCATACACGGCCCATTGAACTCTTTGTTTCACAAATTTTAAAGAAAAGGGGGTTAATCTTTTATTTCAAATTTTGTTTGAACAATTTGTTCGTTAGAATTTCAAAGAACTTACCATTTGAATACCGAGTATCTTTCATCTCCTTCAGGTTTCAAATGTTTTACAAAGTTATGTCTTTTATTTTAAAAAAACAAGTCTCTGTGAATTTTTTTTAAATATTTTCTACAAAAACTTTTACCGTTCCGTGGTAGTTTGCTCTTATACTTGCAAAGACTTCATTTGACGTATAAAGTTTTTTTCCTTTATCATCAAAGTAATAGAAAATCTCTGAAGTGGTGATTAAATCTTCACTCATATTTTCAATTTTTCAAATTATACAACGGGACGTTTCCCAATTGTTTTACAAATTTAAAACTAATATTTCGATTAGTCAAATAAAACAATAAAAATTTATTAAAAATTTTTGAGATAAGTATAAATATATCAATGATTACAAAAAGTTGTTAAATCTTTTTAATTTTTATCAATTTTTCTTTGTAGAATATTAATAAACTTATTTCTCATATCAATTACCAAATCTCTACTGGTTCTTGAACTTGAAGTTTCTACGTAATCTGAATTAAATTTGTTTTCTTTTTTTAATTGTCTTATGGCCGCTTCTACCTGTTTTTCAGATAATCTTCTAAACCTTAAAAGTTGTTTTTTAATATCATTAACAAAATTATTATCACCATCATAATTTGCAATTGGTAACAATTCTTCAGGTAAATCTTTTGTATATGGTTTATCGTAACCACTATATACATAATTAATTCCTGATACATTTGTAATACATTTGTGTCCTCCTGAGTTTGCCTTTAAAAAATCGTAAGCATTTATTGAGTTATTTTCAAATGACGGTAACCCACCATAAATGGCTTCAAAATCTCTTGTTGTAAAACCAACAGATTCATCTGTTGCCTTTTTTTCTGCAATTTTTTTAATTATTTCATATGTCAATATTTCATTTTCTAGTTCAGGTTTGAAAAAATCTAAAACTTCATCTTTAATTTTACCTAAATCAATTCCTTTTAACGCTCTCTCTTTTTTATATGGATTACAAGAAGCTTGAACCATACCTACTTGACCTCCTAAACCTGTGACCAAAAAGTCTGCATCGGGATATAGTTCAAATGGAACATATCTATCATATGAACCTTTTTTCATGGACCCCAAATCCATCTGTGTTAAAATATTACCAACCACTTCAACACCAGAATTACTTTTAGTCCCTTCTTTTCTATCTATTAAGTATTTTTCTTGATTTTTAATCATAGTATCGATATCTACATAGTTTCTCTCTATAGCAAATTCTTTTATGATATTGTAGATATTTTTTATAGAAGGTTCGGCTCTCATAACCAAATCTTCCATAAAATTCGGATAGTTTTTATAAGCTAACAGTAATTTGTTAGTTACTAAACCCAACATAATCATATTATCTCGACTTGTTTTACTTTCATCAAATTTATATATAAAATTCATTACCATTTTGGGGGTTATGTCATGTGTTGCATAGTTAGCTGAATCCACCATTGAAATAATAGATAAATCGGTAGCGGTGAATAACTCTTTTGGTGATACTGTTTGTGATATTGTTTCTACATTTGACCTAGCACTTTTAAAACTGGTTGATGTTTCTTTTTCAACACCAACTTGACTGTCGTGGTGGTCAGTATGAATTTCAAACATAGGTTTCCCGTGTGCAAAATCTACAAGTACTGGCATTATTTCTCCACGAGCATCATCACTAATGTCTGCTCTCTTTATTGCCCATTCTTTTTCACCATATTGGATAACCTCACAATCAACAACTTTGAAACCTTGGTTTTCTAGATATTTTTTCATTGCAATTGCCGTTGCAACACCATCTAAATCTTGATGAAAATATATTTTAGCCTTTTTATATCTATTTAATAAATCATTTATGTTTCTAATACCTGATTCTGAAATAAGAGACTTTAGTTGATTTTCTGTGATTATGATTTTCATATATAAGTTTCTCCAATATTTGCTAATTCTTTAGAAGAATATTTATCCCCATTAGGTTTTTTCCCACCATTTGTAACTTCCCAACCAATCATTCTGTTTATAATAGTTTGTTGTATCGATTCATCGGTTAAAGGATTTCCAAGTTTATAATTACTTTCTTCAGGATTATTATAAAAATAAAGTTGTTTACCAACATCCCAATATGCCCAACTTTCACTCATGCCGGCTCGGCTAATTTCTTTATTCACTTTAGTTGTCATTAAGTCTTTAAACCTACTAATTAAACTTTTTACCAACGATTCAACTTCATTTGGGTCTTCTTTTGATATCGCTTCGGCGTATTTTCTCATACTACCACCAGTATCGACATTATTGTAACCAACATCACTGTAGTTTAGTTTTGATATGTATTGGTCAGCACTAATACTTTGTTTGTTTTTTTCAATGTTTGGCCGAGTAGTTTCAAAATTTGATTTTATTTTATTTGTACTACTTATTCTTTTTAATTTTAATGCCTTTTCTTTAAGTCCTGGTATTAAGTCAAGTAAATTGGTGTCAATTGTTAAATTAGAAAATACACTTCTATGCCAATTACATCTTTCTTTTCCTAAATACTCTTCATTAGACCCCCCACTGAAAATACATAAAACTTCTATTATTCCATCAATTTCTTCATCACCACAAAAATTATTTCTTACATAATCCTTAAACTCCCAGTCTTTTGAAAATAAATTTATTAATTCATCTAAAGATGTTGCATTTTCTATTTTTTCATATTGAGCAAGTCTACCCCCTGCTTCGACAGCTTTTGTTCTTAATTCTTGATAATTCTTATCATTTGTTTGTTTTAATTGGTCATCAATTGATGTGTTTCTAAGATAACTCATATATTCGTCTGATATTTTTTTATCATCTTCTATACTTTCAATAATACCCATCATTTGTCTAATCCTTGATATTTCTACTATTAGAGTTTTCATAACATATAAATACCTTTAAAAAATGAAATTCAGTTTTTTTATATATTCTGTAATATATTTATATAATAAATTAGATAATTTATGAAACTTTTACTTGAAACAGAATTGTATCGTATGAAAAAAATGATGGGTATAATATTAGAAGAAGAAGACCCAAAAACAGAAGAAGAGTGTGATAAAAAAAGAGATACCGGTGCTAATTGTTATTGGTCTTACAAAAAAAACAAATGTATAACGTGCCCTGACGGTCAACGTTTGGATTATTATTCGGAAGTATGTAGTTCATGTGGTCCTGATGAGGTATTTGTATCAGGATTTGGTTGTGAAAAAATTTGTGCCGATGACGAATATTTTAATAGGGACAGTGGTGAATGTGAAAAAATACCACCAGGTAAATTTTATGATGGTAACCAATTACAAGATATTGATGAAGACATTCAAAAATTTTGGGATTTAGAAAATAAAAAAAGAGAAAAGGAAGGTAAATCAATATTAAATCCTTTTAATAAACCTGAAAATGAAGAAGACAGAAAGGATTGGGATGATATTTTTAAAAATGCAAACTTTTTTATGAATGAAGACAGGATTAACGGTGAAGAAAAAGGAAAGTCAATCATAAGATGGAACAAACAGACGGAGAACTGCTTGAACAGTGGCACTCCTCCGCCACAATTTCCATCATAATTCTTGGTTTTTAATTTCTTTCATTGTTTTGAAATATTCAACTCTTGTTTTTGCAATTTCAGAATAGTTTGGTGATAGTTCTATTCCTAACCATCTTCTACCTAATACTTCGGCTGCCACTAAACTAGTACCACTTCCCGCAAATGGGTCTAACACTACATCGTTTTTGTAGGATAATATCTTAATCGCCTTTGTTGGTATGTCCATCGAGAACGTAGCCTTGGTGAGTGACTTAGTATCCGCAAAGTAATTCCACTGACCATAAACAAGTTCAATAAATTCTTTTTTGTCTGATTCATCATATACTGTTTTTTTCTTTATTGTTCCGTCTTCTTGTTCTATTTCTGTAGGAACACCTTTCCACTGAGGTTCTCCTTTTACTTTTTTAATATGATGTTTTTTATAAGCTAAAATAACACATTCTTTTGGGTTATATATGTAGGGTGAAGATGGACTCATCCAAGAACCCCATGCTGTGGTCTTACTTCTATGTGGTGATTGTTCTTCAAGGTCAACAATACCAAAGAACCCATAACCAATCTCTTTCATAATTTGCCACATCTCTGAAACAAAAAAGATACGTCCACCTTTTTTCTGTCTGTTAATTTCATAAGGAATGTTAAGAGCAATTCTACCATCATCTTTTAATACACGATAAACCTGCATTAACCAATCACGACTGAAAATTTTATAATCCTCAAATTCAACATCATCATCGTGAACATCATAATCAATACCAACACCATAAGGACAACTAGTAACAACAAGGTCAACACTACCTTCGGGAAGTGTTTTCATTACTTCAATACAATCACCATTTATTATTTTTCCTGTTTCTATCATTTTAAAATATCATTTTTATCAATTCATATACTAATGTCCATACCATTATTAACCAAACTACTACTATGATTAATGCGGTCACTCTAAATCCTGTTTTCATCTCTATAAAATATTAACTATTATTTGTGCCAACTTATATCCTGTGAATGCTCCAACCGCAGCTGAACCGGGTAATACTATAAATTTACCTAATATTGTGTCGTATTTTTTCCTATTTACAATGTAAGATATTAGTATGTAATAAACAATATAATTAATTAAAACCATAAAGTCCAGTTCTTTTGCAACAAATACAACAACAGAGTTACCTAAAAATCCCCAAGAAAAATTTATAAAAGTTTCTCTAAGTAATTCTTTGGGAGTTGTGAGTGCATCCCAAACTGTAATTTCTTTATTAATTCCTGTTTTTTTCTTCAATTGTTTTGATGTAGTGTTCAAGGTACCAGAGAGCTTTTCTGAGGTCCTCGAGTTCTTTATCTTTTCCTTTTTTTCCTGCACGTGATATATATTTTATTGTATTTCCTAAACTAAATCCTAAATCCCAAGCATCAATCACTTTGATTACCTCGTATTCATTATTTTTTCCTCCGTAATGTAATGGGTGATTAACATGTTCCATTATTATTCCTCTTATCTATATTCTTTTAATAATTCATCTGCAGGTCTTGTTCCTTATTTACCATCCAAACTTTTTATATCAACTTTTGAATTCATTTTCATTGTGATTTCCATGAGTTCTTCGGCAGCATTCAAAGATTTTAAAACCTGATTAACAACTCTGTAAGAATCGGCATTTGATGCTGGTCTTCTATCTTCTAAATAACCTTTCCAATTTTCTGCAGTAGTTTTGGGTATTCTTATGGAAGCACCTCTATCTCCAACACCATAAGAATATTTATTAATACTTTGTGTTTCGTGTTTACCCGTAAGTCTCATTTCATTACTTGAACCATATTCTCTGATGTGGTCTTCGTGTCTAGAACCAAAAGTGTTAAAAATAGATTGAAAATATTCATAACCTCCTAATGTTCTCATTCTATCACTTGAAAAGTTTGTGTGCATTCCTGAACCATTCCAATCACCATTAATTGGTTTTGGGTGTAATACTATTTCATAGTTAAAGTTTTCAGACAATCTGTACAAGAAATATCTACTCATCCATAAATCATCAGCTGCGTTCAAACTCCCTTTTGAAAAAATTTGGTATTCCCATTGTCCAAGAGCAACTTCTGCATTTATACCAGTAATTTCAATACCATATAACATACATAAACGCATATGTTCTTCTGCAAAACTACGACCAACAACATTGTGACCAACTCCGCAATAATATTTACCTTGTGGTTCTAATCTAAAACCTGTGTCGTGTCCTAATATTTCATTTGTTTTTTTGTTTTTAATGAAATATTCCTGTTCAAATCCAAACCAAACATCACTTTGGTCATCGATTTTGGACCTCATGTTTGATTCATGTGGTGTTCCGTCAGGATTCATTACTTCACATAAAACATAAATTCTACTATTTTCTAAAGGAAATGATTTTTGCGAGTAATATTTAACAGGTTTAAGAATTATATCTGAGTTATCAGTATCTGCTTGCATTGTAGATGAACCATCAAAGCCCCATTCAGGAAATTTAAATTCTATTGAATTTAAATCCATTTCTTCCACTTTAACTTTGCTTCTAAGATTTGGTTCTGGCGTGTATCCATCTAACCAAACGTATTCTAATGTAACTTTCATTTTTGTTTTTTTTCTTTTAGACTTATATATAACTTTCTAATTTCACATCCCAATTCTGTATCGTTAGGATATTTTTCTATTAGATTTTTTATTTCTTTGACTAACTCTTTTTTTTTCATAATAAATTATAACTTATTTATCACTTTTTGTCAAACTAGGTTTACTTAAGATTTTAGACTGTTGTATATAATTTAGTATTTTTCTTTTAGATATTGGAAGAAGGGTTTCGTTGAAGGGAAAGTTGTTATCGTGGTTAACTTTGAAAAATATTAAATTATTGTGAATTGATGGTTCTTGTAAATTTTTAATTAATGTTTTTTTACCTTCAAATAAATCTGAAGATAAATTGTAATCATTAATTTCACATATTTTTTTAATTTGACATTTTAAATCTGACGTGTTTTTTTTAATTTCTTTTATATGAAATTCATATAAAAAATTTTTACCGTTATTTTCAATAACAAATAATCCTTCTTTTTTATCAAAACTTTTTAAATTATTAATAACACTAAGAGAAACACTATCATTTACTAATTCCCATATTGCCTTTGCTTGGTCAAAAAAATCTTGCAACTTATAAGATGAAAATTTACAAATTCTATAAAGTTCTAATATATCTTCTTGAGTCAAAGGTGGAATTTCTTGAGCAACTAAATCTGAGATTAATATTTCTTCATCTTTTTCTTTTATTTTTTTTGTTAGACTTAAAAACTGACCCTTTTGAATTATTAAATTAATGTTTGCCAAATGTAGAGATAAAAGTTGAAAATTAGGGTATAATTTAAAGTTTTCTAAATCTTTATCAATTTTTTGTAGATAACTCAATAAAACATATTGTTTGTGTTCTAAATCAATAGGTTCTTGAAACGGCCAATTTGTTTCCATACTTAAAAATGTAAGAAAAAGTTCCTAACCTGTAAATAAATTAATTGTATCTAAAGATAACAAAATTAAGTTCTTTCACAATCACTTCGTCGTGGTCACCATCATAACTTCCAAATATATCACCCCAACTATCATGGTTGATTATATAATTAATAACAGCTCCTTGGTCGACATAATCCAAAATATCACTCTTATCAAGACCAGTATCTTTAAAATAAGATAAAAATTCATCTTCATTATCATCTACCCACATTTCAATAGCCTCTTCAATTTCATTTTCGTCAAAACCACCTTTTGGATTTTCTTTAATATCTTCAATAAGTTCTTCTAAATCAGATACTTCTTCTTCTAAACTATCTATTGTTTCTTCATCCAAATCTTCGTTATCAATTCTGTATTGTAATTTAGATATTTTTTCTTCATAAGTTCTAAGATAATTTTCTTGTTCTTTTGTAAGTTTTTCTTCTAATCCATAATCTTCAGGACTATCTCTAACGGGTTCTTCTATATACCATCGTAACCAATTTCTAACTGCATCTGTGTCAAGGTGGTCTTCCCATACCCAACTTGCAAATGCATCATAACCTAATTCATCAATTCTAGATTCAATAGCTTCTCGTGCGTCTTGTTCGATTGTTCTCGAATCAAAAACTATGTATTCATTTTCCATACCCTCTTCTCCTAACCACGTAAATGATTTGCCACCATAATGGTTATAATTGTTAGGATATATATTATATTTGTCTTCCAAAACTATTTCACCGTCTTCTTCAATTTCTTGGGGGTACTTCTTATCTTCTAAGTATTCATATAACGCCTCTGTTTGGTAAGATATTAATTTTCTATTATTTATATTCCAAGCGTCTTCTTTTCTTAATTCATCTAAATAATTGAGTTTTTTTCGTAGTTCTTTTTGTTTTCTAATAATTTCTCTTCTACTTCCATAGTCTCTAATACTTTTAGCTTTATCTTCGTCAAAAACGTCAACGTTGGAATATGATATATCTAAATCTCCATTTATCTTTGATATTAAATTAAGATTTTGAATGTCTCTATTGTAACTGAGATTCAAATTTCCGTCAATTATGATTCTTTTATTTCTATATTGAGGTAATCTGAGAATATTTGAAACATCATAATTTACATACTTCAATAGTTCTATCAATTCACTAGCTGAAATAACTACTTCATCTTGCTCATTTTCTAAAATAATTTTTCTTATAATATTTTTGTAAGACATATTTTTATAAATATTTAAAAAAATAGAATTGATTAATTAAATTATTGATTTAAAGTAGTAATCAAAGATATTTATAATAAACTAAACTAATTAAAAATTTTAGCCATGGCAGGATGTGGATGCAAAAACAACCAAACTCAAACACAGACTCAACAAACTCAAACACAAGCACAACAGTCAACACAAACTGTTAAAAGTGCTGTGACAAAAATTGTTGAAAAGTATTACAGTAAAAAGTAATTAGTATTTAACTTAATTTTTTTTTTACATAAGATTGTAAAAAATAAAAAGGTTAAATATTAAAAATGTCACAAATTGAAATCAACAACCCTTTAGATGGGAAAAGATTATGTAATACTTTAGCAGAAATTGTTGTTAAAAAATTAGAAGAAATAACTCCTAAATGTAAAACTGAAATAACGGTATTTAATCACAGGAGTTTTTTTATTGTTAATGGTTTTACAACATCAACTAAAACAATAAACATTGCCGAAACATTCAAAGATTATTTAAAAAACTTTAATGACAAGTTATTTGAAACTATCAAAGTAATTGATGTTATAAAATTTGTCGATGTTTTAGTAGTAAATCCCCTTAATATAAATTTTAACTACAACAAAAGTTGTGTTAATACTGAAAAAAAACTAACAACATTAGTAGATGATTTTTTTAATAAAGGATTAAAAACTAATTTAAAAATTGATTTAGAAAGTAATGTAATTTTTTATCAATGTTCGGATGATGATTCTTTGTTTATTGAACAAATAAAAACTATTTATCCCGACTTTGAATTGATAAAATATAATTTTGAAAATATCGAATATTGTTCTGATAAAAAATATGGTTTGTCGTTTGGGTCTGAAAAACTATACCATTATTTGGGGGACTACATTTCAAATCACTTATTTAGTAAGTCAATATCTAACAATTTAGAATTTTGTATGTATAGTAATGAAAACTATGAAGATATTAATTCAGAAAACATTATTTTTAAAATAACTAATGGTGACCATATTGTAAAAACAGAATGGTTAGAATCATTAGTTCTTGACGTTTTCCCGTTTGATAAAAATTCATTATTAGATACTTTTTCTGAAGAAAATTTAGAAACAAAAACTGAAGAACTTGATTTAATTAATGAACTTATATTATTCTGACAAATATTTGTTAACTAACTCTAAAGCCTCTGTGATACCTTCATAATCATCATCAGGGGCTAAAAGTTTAACGTTTGAGTAATCTTCTTGATTTTCTTCTAAAGTCATTAACATAAGTGCAGGAACAAACTCATTATTTTTAGCTTCGGCAAACGCTTCATATTCTTCCTCATATTCATGTATATCTCTATCAATATATATTATATTGTTTTTTTCGAACAATTCTTTCAAGTGAACACAATGTGGACAACCTTTCATACTAAATAAAATCACAAGTTTCATATACTATCTATTGTAAAAAATTTATTAAGACCAACTAATAACATATCAATTTTAGATAAGTTATCTGTTAAGATATTTATTTTATAGGTTTTTTCGTTTTTATTTTTTTGAAAATATATTAGAATTTCGTGTTTACTCCATCTAATTGCACCTTCAATATATTGATGTTTTGAATCATACAATGAGTTAGACCATACAAGACTACCTTTCGTTATTAATTGGTTTAACCCATCATTTGTTATATTTTTTGTTTTTACACAATTTGGTCTTAAATTGTTTTTAAACAATGATTCAAAAATATCATAAACATAGTCTGGCACAAATTCTTCTTTTTCCATAATAAGGAATAGTTTTTTATTTATGGAAGTAAATCTTCAAAAAAATTGTTATCTCCAACTGGTAAATAGTCTTGTTCTAAAATTTGGTGTTGCCATGTATTTAATTCTTCAGTTTCATTTTCCCATTTTGGTAAAAGGTTAACTATTTTTGTTTTTGAATTTTCCGCGATTTGGAATGCGGATACTTGTTCAATAACTTTTCCGTTTCTATACTTTTTAACCATAGTAGGTAGTTTTAAAGTTTTCAACTTATAAAGAAGGTTAATATTTGCCAATTGTATATTTGCCACTTCTGAAAATTCTAATGACGGTTGGTAGTTGTATTTAGCTCTTTCTTGAACATTCAATACTTCATCACTTCTGAATTGATATTCAACCGTAATTCTGTCCTCCCCATCTTTAGAGTCTTTTCTAATAGAAAAAATTATGCTGTCAGCTCTTTCAACGTATGTTCTCACGCAATTTTTTTGATGTTGCGATTCTTTTTCATAATCCCAAGATGTTTTTAACAAAACTGGATAATATATTTCACCTTGGTGTGGTATTGGTGATTCTAAACTATCAATGTCTCCGTAGAACCTTTCAATTTCGCCTGTTCTATAAGACTGAATTAATCTACTCCATTCTTCGTGTTCAGCATTAAACTCGTGAATAGAATTAAATTTCATTTTTACATTTTCACCAAGTTTTTTTAATTTTCTTTTGAAATTAATGTGTTCACATAATGTTGAAAACAAGTAATTGTCCATATTTTCACATAACAAAACAATCCTATCTTTTTCTTTATCTGTTAATTCTAAACCTTTAAATAAATAATTATCTTGATGTGGTTGTGTTAGATGATAACAATCAGATGGTGAATCAATATCTTCAGGTTTTAACTGTCTTTTTAATGTTTCCTCAAAAATTTTTACATCCAATTTATTGAATCTATCAATTCCTAAAATTCGATATAAATATACCATTCTTTCAAACTCTAAACACTTAACCTCATTTAGTATTTTTTTGGCTTTACTTCCTTTGATTTTCAATAAACTCATAAATGTATCTACAAGATTCATATTATTTTTTCTTAAATCTTTAATAGATACAAAAGTGCCGGAAAGTTTAATCCATTCGTTTGGTAATTTAACACCTTGTATTAGGTATTTTGTCAAACTATAAAATGAAAAAGCACTATTTGTTTTGAAGTTTTGAGGGTTTTTTAGTTCTAACTTTTCCCAAATTTTCCCTAAAAAGAAATACAGGTAGCTTTGGGCATCAATTGTTTCATGAATTTTTAAAGCATAAATTATATTATACATATTATTACTAGTTGGATTCACTTTCATTGATGTTCCAATTTTCTTTTTGTTTTTACCATTAAAAGTTCCAAGATAGAACAATTTTGTTTTGAAATTGAATGTCAAAAAGTTAGTTTGTTTTCTAACCACAAAATACCGATTAGATAAAATCCTATAACGTACGTAAGACTGAGACTTTAAGGAAATTGAATCTTCGCCTTCTTCAACATATATTCTTTTACGTTGGAAGTGCAGTTCCGCCATTAAATTGCCATAATTTTTTTCGTAGTCCGCCTCATCAAAAGACTGATAATCATCAAAATATTTTAAATTTTTTTTTGTAATAAAGTTATCGAAAAAGTTATCAAAATTATCTATGGGTTCAATCGGACAGTAGTTTTTGAAAACTCTTGTATTGAATGTTTTGATTTCAACAAACTTATGAAATGTTTTACCTTCTACTTGTAGCATAATTACAAATGTATATAATTTCTAAATGAAAAACAACTTAATTTAGAAATACTTTACCCATATGGTGGTGCATAAAAAGTGTGACGTTTTTTTCTATATTTTTTTTGTCAGGTCCTTTTTTTATTTGAAGAATGATTTCAATCATTTGTTTTCTTGTTGGTGCCAATTCTTTTTTATCTTTATCATTTAATTCGCAGACTTTTCTTACTTTTTGAAAAAAAACATCACTGTTGATGTCACCAATAAGTATTTTTAATTGTTCGGGATTTTTGTCAAAAAAATTGACAAGGTTTGCCATATAGATTTCAATATCAACGTTACTCATAAAGACAAAGTTAGTTAAACTTTACTTAATTGTGAAATTTTTAATTAAAAATATGTAATGATGAGTCTTCTCCGATATTTTGTAAACTTTCAGGTAATGCGTCTTTATTACTTCCTTTAAGGTTAATAATTGAAAGTCTTGGTAAATCTGCAATACAATTAGGTAATTTTTGTAACTCTGGATTATCAGGTAAAGACAAGAATTGTAGTTTTTTTAGATTACAAATTGAATCAGGTAACGATATAACACATCCAACTAAGTGAATAGCCGTAAGATTTGTTAATTCACCAATCATTTGTGGAAATTTGAATTTTAATTCTGAGCCTCTAGCTATAATTTCAAGTCTCGTAATGGTTTTAGGTAAACTGTTAATAAATTCTTCGGTTCCATATAGTGCCATAAATTTGGATGCCGGGTCTCTTGGGTAATCAACAGTGGCCTTGTTTTTATCAACACCTTGCAAAATATTTTCCATCATTTCAGGTTTGAAATATCCTTTCAAATCTTCATTATTTTTCAAAAACTCAACAAGGTCAATTTGCCTGTCATCCGCATCCATAAACTGTTTGTCTTGGAAATGGAATTGATATCTGTTTGCCGGTAATCCTGATACATCACCTAATTCTTTACCAAAATTTTTAAATGGAGTTGGCGAATTTGGAATAACAACATACAGTGGCCCTCTTGATAAATAAGATTTCCAATAACTAAGACCAGGTGAAGAGGTACACCATCTTGTTTCACCTTTACTTGGTTCGTTGTGGGAACCACCATAAAAACAAGCGGCATCTTTACCTAAATCATCAGTTCTTGTAATTTTTACTACCGTCCAATTGGAAAGTCTTGTAACATTATCAGCGCCAGGATGTGAATATGTTTGTGAGGCTTCTTTTTTCTCTTCTTTAGACGCTTTGGTTTTTTCTAGGCTGAAATCTTTTACTTGGTCGTAAAGTGTTTCTGGTGTTAACTTATTGATGTCTCTATATTCTTGAGGTAATTTGTTTTTATTTCTTTCAAACTTCATCAAATCTTGAGTTGTTTTATACAAATCTTCTAAAAACAAATCTTGCCATTCCTTAATTGCTTTTTTGACTGCAGGACTATTAGGGTCGGTAATAGCACTTTCGAATTCAATTTTTGGTGATACAAAATTTTTCAACAACCATTGGGTGTACTTACCAATTTTAACGTTGTCCATTTTTTCAACAGTTACATTATCTTCAGTCATACCATCAGGAATTTTTGATGTGGGGTCTCCTGCAATAATTTTGAATAATACTTGTAAAGGCATCATTCCTTTTTGCCCTCTTTCCTTTGGTTTAACGTATTTGTCAAAAAGAACTTGAAATCTTGAACTTTCAAGAATTATATCTCTTAAAATATTGGTAAATCTAATAGCCATTTTAATTATTTTATATATAAATATTATGAATTTTAGAAAATCAAAATTAATAGTTCATTATTAGTAATTCTTCACCCATGTTTTGTTTTTCACCTTTCTTAGCTGCTGCCGCTTTTGCAAACTCTTTTTTAACCCAAGTGTATTGGTCTTCAGGAAACCATTCAGATAATAAGGGGAAATTATAGTAAGACATACCAAACTTACCATTTACTTCTTTCAAAACATTAGCCAAACGCTCATGGTCTTGTCTATCGAAATCATGATTGGAATAGTAGTTTTCAGTTTTCCAGTAGGGGGCGTCTATATAATGGAACGTATTTTCACTATCATATTTAGTAATAACGTCGGCAAAATCCATGTTTTCAACATCAGTTATATTTAAAAAATGTTCAATCCAATCAGGTTTATTTAATTTATCTCTAAAGGTTAAATATTTTGATTTGTATTTACCTTTTAAATCGATATATGATGATGTCTCAGGTTTGGACCCTGAAAATACTTGTGTAACAATGTAAACATATTTAGCTGCGGTTTCATAATCGTAATCGGTCACGCTGAAATCTTTGTTAAATATTTCGGACTGAAAGTTAATAAATTGTTCTTTAAGATGAATAGGGGTGTTCTCAACCCCTTGTTGTTGACACTCAATAGAGTTGATTGCTCTCAACAATTCATGTGGATTCTGAACACATTTAAATAAATTATAGTTGAGATTATTGAAATCATTATAGACAACTCTTTTTAAATTAGGGAACCGCTTTAAATCCATATTAAAATAACACCACATCATACCCCCAAATCCCTCGGTATATATTTCCATATTTTTTGGGTAAAATTCGACAATCCAGCGGCCAATTTTTGATTTACCTCCTATCCAACTTAACATACTTTCAAAATTTAAATTTATATTCAGATTCAGGGTTTCTTGGAAACCTTGATAATTTATTAAATGCAATATAACTCACGTATTTACCAAATGTAGTTAAATTATTTTCCTTAATCAATTTTAAAAACTCATCTTTACTCACAAAGTTATAATTGATTTTGTCAAATTTATTTTTTTTTCTTTCTAAAGAAATAGTATCGTTATTATAAATAATTTTTTTGAATTTGATGATATCACTTATGTTAGTGATTGATAGAATTTTTATTTTACCTTGACTATAAATATTAATCTTAGAAATATCAAACTTAAGTAAATATTTTTCTAAGGATTCTATAAAATTTTGATTTCCAACAATTGACACTTTATCCCATTTACCTTTAATTTTACTAATACATCCGTCACCATCAAAATATCCTCTGATGAAATGACACATAATTTCATCATTCAATTCGGGAAGTAATATTTTAAACGTTTTGTTATTTACACATCCGAGTTCAAAAAGTTTTTTGACCATTATATTCGAATAAACTGTCACAGAACAAAATTTAGATTTATTATCAACTCCACATTTTATAAATTTATTACATCCCAAATCTTTAAGAAACAATTCAATATGATTTTTATCGGTATCTTTAAGTTTTAATTTTAATTCACCACTTTTACCATCTTTCATTCTAGTATATCCATCGGCATATAAAAACCCTAACCAATATGATGATTTTTCATTCAACTCGTGAAAAAAATATTCATTAAAATTATATTTTCTCATAATGTTTTTTTACTAATTCTTGTATAAATTTAGAAATACTTATTTCTTCATTTTTCATTTTATCAAAAAGATATCGGTCAATACTAATACCGTATTTTACTTTTTTATTTTCTTCATTTTTTTTTGGTCTTCCTGGTTTACCCATATTATATAAATATCAATTAATATAAAAAAGTGCGTCAAAAAATAAATATTTTTTTGATATTTATTTTCAACTAACACATAATTAAATTATAGGTATGAAAAAAGAAAAAGCAACAGAAGTAGGATGTAGTGCATGTAAAAAAGGAATGTCAGGCTCACAAAAATGGATTACAGTATTGGCGGTTTATATGTTGATTGCCGCAGTTTATGGGACTATTGAAATTATTAAAAATATTGTTTCTTTATTTTAAAATATTTTCTATTTGTTCTTTTTGTTCGTTTGTGATTATAACATTATTAACACTTAACTTAACGTATAAATTACCTACCCCATTACTCATTTTATACCCCTTACCAATTAATCTAAGAGGTTTGTCTGTGTCAAAATTTTCAGGTAAATTTATCTTAAGTGTTCCGTCTGGATGTGGTATTTCTAATTCTTTATTAGTTAAAAAATCAACAACATTCATTTTATAATAATATATTAAATCGTTTTGAGATTTTTCAAAATTATTATTTTTAACACAAATAACTTTCAAAATTAAATCTCCTCTACCAAACTTTGGAATTTCGTCACCACTATATTTCATTCTCATAAAATCTCCATTATCAACATTTTTAGGAATTTGGACGTTAAACTTTGTGGTGTTTGATACTACTCCATTTCCGTAACAAACCTGACATGGATTTATCAAAAATTCACCAACACCTTTACAATCCGTACAGGTCGCTTGTATTTGTGTTTTAAAAAAACCAGTACCGACTGTTTGAATGATGAATCCTCTACCTGCACATCTATTACAAGTTTTTTTATTTCCACCAGTCCCATTACAAGTATTACAAGATTGATTTATATCTACTTCGATTGTTTTTTCAACCCCCTTGTAAGATTCTTCTGCCGTTACAACAATATCAACAATTTTATCAGCAGGTTTTGGTTTTCTTCTACCTTGACCCATCATTTCTTCAAATATTGACCCAAAATCAAAGTCACCACCCCCAAAAGGGTTTTTTCTTTTTGTATCGTAGTTTTGTCTTTTTCTTTCGTCACCTAACACTTCATAAGCTTCAGACAATTCTTTAAATTTTTCCTCACCCTTAGAGTTTACATCTGGATGGTATTTCTTACTTAATTTTTTATATGTTTTTTTTATATCGTCTTGTGTTGCGTTTTCGTCAACCTCTAAAATTTGGTAATAGTTTTTCATAATGTCTAATTTTATAATAGTACTTTTTAAAAATAGGAAAAAAAGAAAAATTATCAAACGTTATTCCACAGAAAAAAAAGCAACCGACTTTTATAAAGTTTTAATAAATAAAAATACAAAAATACTTTTTGATAAAAAAGTAGAAAACGCAACCCCATCTTCATTTCATATTGCTCTTCTAACAAATAAAACAAACGTTCAAGATACTTTATATTTTGTTGATGATATGGGTCGTAACAACGTTGCAAAGTTGGATAATGAAAATTATGTTTTTTTAAAAATTAACAATTATAAGTTAGAAGAAAAAATTTATGATTATCAAAGTAAAACTAAAATAGGTTTTGACGAATTTTTAAACACTTATTGTAAAAACAGTGAACTTAAAAACATTTTTACTTTGAACAATAAAATTTGTGTTCAGGTAAATGAAGAAATTTCCATTTTTTCAACAAAAGAAATTGAAGAATGTCATAGGTTTTTGGACATTTTAGAAAAATTATTTTATCAAAACTCAAGAAATGATGCCATTTTTGTAAGGGATGTTTCTATTACCCAAAGAAAATGGGTTTATAATGTTTTAACAGAAAAAGGGCACAGTAAAAGAAATTTGTACAGACACAAAACTACTTTTTCAAAAAGGTAAACTCTAAATTAGATATTTGAATCACACATTTTTTTTCGTTTTGATTAATCATTAGATGTTGTAATAGATTAGAAAAGGTGCCCTCATCTAAAGACACCTTTACTTCAACTTTTTCATTTTTTATGAAAGAACTTTCAATTAAATCTGAAACTTGTGCCAATTTTTCTAAGTCGTCCCTAAAGCCCTTTTGATTCTCTCCCATAAGGTTAATTTTTTTGTTACGAATATTGTATTCTTTATTTCTGACGGTTTGAAATTCTTAATTTCTGAAGAAAACTTTTTTTTTAAGTCTTCATTTATCTTGTTGGACTTTTCTACTTCCTCCTTCAGTGATTTCATTTCCTTGAGTAACGGATGTAAGTTTTTGTTTTGTTCCATTGGTGTTTAAAGTTGTTAATTCGTTAGTGTCAAATTTTAAAGTCCTTAGTGTGTCAATATCACCGCTTTCAAAAATATTTTTTAGCTCGGTAACTTTTAATTTAAATAATCTTTCTTTTTCTTCTCTCTCTAAATTTGTTGATACAACTAAATCGATAGTTTTTTCAATAATATCAATAAGAGAAGGATTGTTTTCACAAACAAATGATGTAACTAAGTTCGAATCATTATCTTGATTTTGTAAAATCTCTACACTTTCAGGTGCTTTTTTTAACATTGACCATGTTGTTGGAAAAGTCATATCAAAAGTTATATAGTTTCTCAAAACCCTAACTGATTTGAGGTATTTTTCCGTTTTGTTTATAAAGTTGCTATAAATCATAAAATCATTATTAAATAAGTTAATATATATGATATTGATAAACCATAATATAGTTGTTCGTATTTTTTAAACTCATAAGGTATTGGTGGGTTAGAAAAAACAGACCGGTAAAAATTGAATACGAATCTTAATAATAGTAATATACAAAAAATAAAACAATATATTAATAGATAATTAATCATTCTTTTCTTTTTTGCCGCTATTTAAAATTTCAGTTCTAAGTATCTGTGATAAACTTTTTAATTGTTGGCAAGTTTTTCTAGCTCTTATACCTGCAGACTTATTTCCATTGTAAAATTTTGTAGTGTCGACTGATAGTTCTTCAACTAATGCTTTAATTTGTTCTAAAGTTTCCATTCATAAGTTTTTATTCATTTATTTATTTTCTAATTTAACCACTGGTTAAATATTGTAAACACTAGTCTATAAGATTTACAGACCTTTCCAACATCTTATATATTTCTGTAAAAATTTCAATGTCAGATTTACTTTTAGGTGTGTCTAAATCAAACATTTGATTGAAAAATTTATCAATTGTTTCTTTTACTTTTTCATCTTTTTGGTTATAAAAAGTATCAAAGAAAAAACTTTCGAAAAAAATAATGTCTTTATCACTTAAATTGAATTGAATATTTTCTTTTTTAAAACTTTCTACTGTTTTGCTTAAACACCAATTGAAATGTTCTTTATTTTGTTGTTCTGTCATTCCAATTTTGGTTTCTGTAGGTTCGTTATGGTCATCACCCAAATATGTGATTTTAATTAAACCATAAAAAGAAAAACAAAAATCTCTGAATAGTTCTGTATACTCTGGTATGATATTATTTGCCAAATACCAAGCAACAACGTCTTCTTTTTCCATTGGTTTGGCTAACCAATCAAAAAAATTCCCCATGTTATTAGATAACGACATGGGAAAAATATAACATAAGTTTAATAAAAATGAATTTAATTATTGTGTTTTCCTACTATAACCAATTAAACTTTTCATTTTTTCCATTTCAGTGATAACTTCACTACCATTAACTGACTCTAATTTCATCATAATTTTATTAGCGCCCGACTCAGAACCGCTCTTATCTGAAACCACAGGTTGCGGTGCTTTGTTATAAGCCTTTTTCTTGAGTTTAGCTAAATAATTATTTTTACGTACTTTATCTCTAATGTCGTTAACAGGAGTTTCAACAGCATTTGCCCACTTAGGGTTATTTCCTGTTTCAGATGACCCCTTAATGTACTTAGAAACTCTCTCATCGTTTGGTTCGAAAGTATCGTAATCTAAATTCTCTAAAGAAAATGCGGTATAGTTTGTTATATACTCATCAACAGTCTTAGATGGGACATAAGCCATTTTATCCATTTTAACAAGTTCTCCATTACCTTTGGGAAACCCTTTGGGTGACATTTCGTATTTACCTTTAGAACCTGTTTTAAGGTAATCTTTCATTTTTTTAACAACACTATCAATATAATCCTTTTCTTGTTTTTTTGATTGTTCAAGTGAAGATTTTAAGTATGTATCGGCCTTTATTGATTTTTTTCTTTTTTCTTCCATAACAATTGATTCAATTATGTTAATGATTTCACTTTCAGTAAAAATTAATCTAGATTCCTCGACTTTTGCTTTACCTTTTCCTGGCCAATCTTTTTTTGCTCTTTTAGCAAAATAAAGTTGTCCCATTTTTTCTCTACTTGAACTCGGTACTTTTTTGCCCAATCTTTTGAGTTCGGCGTTTCTTTTCTTTAATTTTTTAATTGCTGAATCAACTTCTTCAATAGTCATGTCGGCATATTCACCAGTTTGTTTTACCTCAACATCTCCTTTCCATTTTTCAGTGATGTAAGATTCTTCAACAGGATATGTTTTACCACCAACCTTAAAAGTTTTATAACCTCTTTCACGTGCCGATGATAATGCTCCTGAAAATGCGTTACCTTCTTCAACATCTTCTTCTTCTAAATCTAATTCATATAAAGTTTCTTCAACTTCTTTTTTCATAGAGCTTAGAGCTTTAAAATCTGCACCTGTAATTTTTCCGTATGGTTTGGCTTTATCAATTTTTCTTCTACCATCCGTAAAACCCTCGTAGTCATCTTCATGCATCCAACCATCTGAGATTTCATCCTCACCTGTTTCAGTAACCCCATGTTTTAACTTGTTGGGATACATTTTAGTTTTAAGTTTCCCTATTCTTCCTTTGTATTTGAAAGTTTCATCCAAACCACCTTTGTCTTTATTATCTTCGTCAGGTGATGGGGCGTTCCACTTATCATCTTCATCATCAAAATCAGAATATTCATCTTCCATACCAAGGTACTTATTAATTTTTTTTCTTTTTTCGGGGTTCATGTTGGAAAAATTTAAATCACCAAATAATGGATGTCCGTCATCCATTCCTCCTAATTCTTGAATATTTCCTTCGTACTTATCTCCACATTCTATACATTCTCCTTCGTACATCTTACTTCCGCACTCTGAGCACATTTGTTTTTTCATGTCTTTATTTTCAAATATTTTATTTTTTATACTTAAAATCCTTTTATCTAATTCCTCAGATATTATTTGTTTTGTAACGTTTTTTATATAATCATCCATATTAATAAATATTAGTGTTAAAGAAAAAAACCTTAAATATTATCAATAAGGATTTTTAGTATTTTTTCTTCAGTTAAACCAGTTCTATATGAAACATTTATAATGGCCTCTTTTAGTTTCGATTTTTTCTTTTTTGGAGTTTTTTTTGTTAGTTTAAAGCCAAAATCACCTGTTTTACTAAAATCTAATGAATTGATATCCCCTTGGTTACAGTACGGAAAAGTCTTACATTTTTCTTTTGGTTTTACAAACATACCGCCAGGTAGTTGTGTTTTTTTTGATGGCCCCCAATTATCAAGGTTTTTAGCCAAAAAAGAGGCTCCCTCATAAGAACCTGAAGACGATGCCCCGGTAGCTTCAGTTGCTTCAATTTTTTGACCCTCATCTTCTTCTTCACTAAAACTAATTGCCGGTGAAAAACTACCTGCGGAGCTTGCACCCATACCTTCTTTTGGTTCTTTTTTTATTCTTTTATATTCTTTTTTTGCCTTTTCGTCTTTTGAAAATAAACTAAATATAGGTCTACTGATTGTTGCCGATTTTTCTTGTAAAATTTCTTTGAGTGCGTTTTCTATTAATTTTTCTGGACTTATATTTCTCATAATTATAATTTTAAATTTTTAATTGTACCGGTCCAATTAGCTCTTTGTCTATAAAGTTCAAAGTAAAATTCAGTGAATGCTTTGGAAATAAACTCAGTAATGTCTCCTCTTAACTTTCCTTTTTGTATTTCTTTTTTTATTAATTCAACCATCTGATTTTCAAATTGTTTCAATGTGTTTGAATTAAAAAAGTTTTGTATTTCTTTTTTTATAATTCTTTCAACTTCTTTCTTATCTGTTTGAGAAAGTGCCATTATTTCATAATACTAAATACCGTTAATGTTGTTATAAGAACCCCACTAATTATTTGAGTCATTGTATTTCTAACTTTTAATTTTTTAACTTCTTTTCTCAACTCATCATTTTGGTCAGAAATTATTTTAAATTTTTCTTCCGTATTATTAACTATTTTATTACTCAATGAATCTTTTTCTTTCCAAACAAGAATACTTTTATCTAAAAAATAAATTTTGTTATTCAATTGTTTTATTTCTTCTTTATCTAACTTGGATAGTTCTTTTAATCTGTCGTAATCATTAAGGTCCAATAATATTTTTTGTGCAACATGATATGGTATGCATAATTCTGATGTGTCAGTTGGTTTTATTTTTTGAGTCATTCCAAAAAAACTAACTAACATCACTAATGTAAACAAAACAATTTTTTTCATAATTTAAAAATTATATCTTTTTCTCAACAGACTATCCACTTGTTTTTTATCTGCGGTTTTTATTTCTTCTTTTTTTTGTGTGTAATAATTATTTACCTCTTTTTTTTCAATCTTAATGTTCGATATTTTGTCATCAATTTTATCTATTTTTTGTTGGTAAACATTAAGGGAGTCGTTCAAACTTTTTTGAAGGTTTTTTAATTCTTCAATTTTTTTATTAAGTTGGTCTATTTTATACTTGTCTAATTCTGACATTTGTGGTTTTGGAGTTGCCAAATAAACAACAAGGTATAAAACAAGTATCGACAAAATAATACCAACAACCCATTTCCAATATTTTTTTATATATTCCATACTATTCTTCTTCTGTAAATTTAGTTTTCTTTCTTACTGAAATAATTTTAGCCCATTTACTTTTAAACTTTTCAAAAAAAGATTTTAACTTAGTTGTTAAATCTACCAATTCTTGGTCTAGTTTTATCATATCTCCATTTATATAAACACCATTATTTTCACCAATAGAATAGAAAAACTCAATGTCGGCATCAACTATTTTACCGCTCCACTGCACAGAGTTATTATATACATTTAAAACACCAAAGTCAGAAAGGTCAGACACTTCTGCAACAAACTCTTCCATTGTTTCTTGGTAAGATTGTTTTTCATCACTTGTAAGTTCCAAATCTTTTTTATCTTTTCCGTGAAGAGTTAAAAGACCTCCTGATATTCTATAGGTTTTGCTTTTGTCTTTTTTAACTTTATCAACATCAATTTCTTTTTCTTCGTCTTGTACGATGTTGTCTTCAATGCTTTTTGCCAAATTTGTGGGGCCCACTTGTTCTTGTAAAAGTCTTGACCTTTTCAACAACGTTTTAATTTCATCATATTGGTTCATACTCGTTTAATAATTTTTCAAAATTTTTAAAATCAAAAGAAGGGTTTATATCCTTACAATTAGATATGTGATTACTTTTTGTTGTAACTCCATTGAAGTTTTCAACACCATGTAACTTGACATTTGTTTTTGTTGTTTGTTTTTCTATGCCAAAGTTTTCACATATATCATGTGTTAATAAAACCAAACTTTCAATTTGTTTTTGACTATAGGGGTCCCAAAAAAATTGGTCTCTCCATTTTTTTTCAAAAACTTTCTCTTTATAAATATCACCTATCCAGTTTAAATATTGAAGTTCTATTGGTATTTTTTTTAACCAAGTAAGATTTTCTAAAACTATTACTATTGAATTTTTATCTAAACTTTGATTGTTCATGAATTTAGAATACGTGTTTGGTTCTGTAACCATAAAAATCTCACCTTTTTTATTTATTATATAATTTGGTAAGTAGGGATTTTTTTTATTATATCTGTTGATTAATGACTGTATATAATTTTTGTAGGGCCTTTTAGTGTCAGCCAATATTATTTGACGTTTGTTGTCGTTTTGAAACAAGACGTTATATTCTATTAATTTTGAAATTTCCTGTATCATTTTTTGTATAAGAAAGTCTTCTGTTAATTACAGGGTTTGGTTGTGGTGTTTTGTTTTCAACTACATTTTCAGTTTCAACGGTGTTTGGCTTATAATCATCGAAAATACCATAATCGTTATCTACATTAATGATTTCATCATTTTCTACTGATTCTTCACTTCTTTGGTAAAAATTTTCATCTAAATAATCGATATTTTCGTCGTAGTCATCTTCGTAGATGTCTTCATCCATAAAGTCTATGTGTTTTTCAAAATATTCCTCAAAAGGGTCATTCATATCTTCTTGAACTTGAGGGGTGACTTGAGGGGTCTCTTCGTTTTTTTTATTTGATTTAAAAGCTTGATTTGTTGCAATAACTAAAGTAATCGCCAATGGGTCAAAAACAAAGATTAATATTAATATGAATAAATTTGCAGTTTTTTTAATATCCCAATCTAGTAACTCACTCATGTATTTAATTGTCCCAAGTTCGTTTCCTGATATTTCAGCAGACTCTAAATTTAATATTTCAATCTCTAAGTTTGTGATACTGTCATTTAATGATTCGATTTTATTGGACACAATGTCCCTATTTTGTTGAGCAACTTTGAGTTGTGTTTCAAAAGCTTTTCTGTTTCCGGCATTTGCTCTTGTAATGACTTGACCTGAGTTCCTATCAATTGATTGTGTAGTGGTGTTTGATGATAGAGCGTTTCTTAGATTTGTTATATCTTTATCTAAAATGGTTTTTTCAGATTGGTATTCTTTTTTGATTTCTTCAAATCTTTGTTTTTTTATTTCGATGTTTTTAATTTTTTTACCATTAATTTCCAATTTAGAAATGTTAGCAGAAAAACCTGTGCTAAGTAATCCATAAATCCCTAAAGATGTAATAATTGATAAAGTTATAAGAGCAATTGTCATATATATTTTTAACCCTCCATATGTTTCTTTCCACTTGTCGTGAAGATATGTAGCAATTGCAATTTTAGATAGTTCCAAAAATGAACCCAAAATAATTACAGGAATTGCAACACCAACAAAAACCACAGATAAACCGACCACACTATAATAGGCCGCAGTTCCTGATAATCCAATCGCACAAAATAGTAAAAACCAAGGTAACATTTTATCTTTCATAACATCAACTATAATTAATAAATACTAAAGATAAATAAAAACCCCCACGAGCGCCAATGGGGGTAGTGTGGTTTCATTCTATCATTCATGTAGAATTGGGGATTTTCACCCAGAGAGCTTCGTGTCCCATTCCGCCGAGTTGTATGGGTAATCTCGGTTCAACCCATATTTTAAATATATATCACAATATAATTATCAATTCTTTTTTGTTCAACTCTTACTCTTTGCGCGTTATCATCTTCTCTTTTAGTTTTCAAAAATTGACCATCTTTAGAAAATGATGAAGTGATGATATTAAAAAAATTACCGTCTTTTTGTAATAGAACTTCAATAAAGTCAAAATTTTCTTCATCTTCGTTGTTTTTTCTTTTGTGAACAAAAATGATTTTATTATTTTTTGGTTGTTCGTTTTCAAATGCTCCATATATTTTATCAACATTATCACTGAAAAAATTTTTAATCATGGTATCAGGAACCGCAAATCTTGGTGGTTGTCTAAACTTTGATTTCTTGGTATATAAAAAATCGTTGTATTTATCAACTATTTCTTTATATGTTTCATTTCCATGTCTTTCATTTCTTTGGTGGTAAGTCGATTTTAACTGTATAAGTTTATCGTTTGATACTGTAGAAAATATCGTAGTTCCTCTAGGTTTGTTATTTTGCTCGTTTATAATTATATTCTTTAATGTGAATAATAGTTTCATACTATATAAATACAAAAAGGGTGAGAAAAACTCACCCTTTAATTTTTCAGTACGACTTGAGGATTTTAAACCCGACACACTAACCGCGGTGTCTCGACGACTTACGACCCCAGGAGTAAGCTTCCCGACAAACTTGAGGATATCTCTCGTCGTTTGTGATACAAAGATAATATAAAAGTTGGCATTTGCCAAACATTTTATCATAAATATTCAAATAAATATGAACATTCATTTCTAAGTTTACGAAGAGCCTTTTCTTTAATTTGACGAACTCTTTCTTTAGTTAAACCAAAATCTGAACCGATGTCTTCCAAAGTTCTTGGTGTTCCTGAAATACCATAATAATCTTCAACAATTATTTTTTCTCTTGAATCTAACATTGACATAATGTCATTCATTTTCTGTTTTAATGTGTCTTGTGTTGAAAATATTTCATCAGGTAATGACGCTCCGTCATTTTTAATAACATCAATTAAAGTATCACCATCTTCATTAATGTGCATATCTAAGTCAACAATCTTTGGAAGTGATGCAAATTTAGCGGATAGTTCACCATTTGTTTTTTCCAATTCTTTTTTCTCTTTATGCATGTCTTGAACAACATTGACCGGAAGTCTAATCGTTCTTGAATTGTCATTTAAGGATTGTAAAATTGATTGTTTAATCCACCAAACGGCATATGAAATAAATCTATTATTTTTTGTCCAATCAAAATTCTTAATTGCCTTTAACAAACCATAATTACCCTCAGCAATTAAATCAGATAGGTCAATTCCTTGATTTTGATATTGTTTAGCAACGGTAATAACAAATCGTAAATTACCTTCTAAGAGTTCTTTATAGATTAACTCTTTTTCTCTTTCTGTACAACTTTCATCTGAAATTTTTTGTGAAAGCAACTTTTCCCTTTCAGGTGTCATTACTTTTAATTTTCGGATGTCTTTTAGATACAGTTGAATTTCGTCTTGGTTAATTGGATTTGTGGATTTAATTTCCTCGGTCTTCTCTCTTTCCATAATTGTCTAATATTTGTTTTTCTTCCTCAGTTAATGACTCTATTCCTTTTTCTGATATTTTATCTAAAATCTGGTCTACTGTCGGTTTCTCTTTTTTTTCTTCTCTGTAAAATGGGAATTTAATCATGTCCTCTGTTAGAGGGAAAATAAATTCCATCATTCCGCTTATTCTTTTCTTTTTTTCTTCTGATATATCATCTTTACTTACTCCTTTAGTTTTGGTTGGTTTTTTTACTCCGTCTATATTTAAAAAATCTCTCTTCAATTTTTGGTCCATTTTTATGTCCATGTTTGCAGTAACTTCCATTAAGAAGTATTGTTCAACCACTTCATTCATACACATATCAATATACTCCTTTAAGTCTTCAAAAGTTTCTTTTGTTCTGAAATTAATAACCATACCAAACTCACCATAGTTAAACTTCATAAATTTAGAACTCACAACTGTGACTAGTTGATATGATACGTCAGTAACAAAGGTTTCGTTGTCTGCAAAATCACCAAACATGAATAACATATATTGTTTTCCTTCTGACTTCATTTCTGTTTTTTTCTTTATCATAAATATCTTTTGACGTTGTTTTAATATGAAACAAACTTACCTAAAATAAATTCATTTACAAAACTTTCGACACATTATTTTCTTTTTTTATTTTCACAACACTATCACTCCATTGATTCACGAGTGGATTATGAGTTATAATAAAAATTTTATCAAAGTATTCTTTAATTTTAATAAAAAACTCAGAAACCATCTCAAGGTTATCATTAGAAATCTTTCCAAATACCTCATCGAACACAATCACGTTGGGCTTGGGTAGGCTACATATCTTACTTAACACCGAACGAAGAGCAAGCGCCGCAATTGTTCTTTCAAATCCTGAACCAGAAACCATCAATTTTTCAATACCTGTTCCGTTATCAATCATAACAAACTCTACTTCATTTTTATCTGAAATTCTAATTTCAAGTTTGAAGTATGAACTATCCTCCATTAACCTTTGAAGTTCTGAATTTATTAGTGGCATCATGGTTTTCATTATCATTTTTGAAATACCATTTTTACCGAATAACTCCAAATATATTTTGTATATTTTTTCTTTTTCTTCTTCTTCTCGAATTCTTATTATCAATTTTTTGTTGTTTTCTATTTTTTCGTCAATAGAATTGATACTGAATTTGTTGTTGGATATTGTATTATTTATATTATTTTTTTGTGTTTCAAGTTCATCTAATCTTAAATCGGCCTTTATTAACATAGACTCAATTTTTTGATTTTCTTGTATCTTATCTTGAACTTCTTCCCAACTTTTAATTTTTTGTTTAAGGTTTTCAATTTTTAAATCACAAGACTCCACACTTACTTCATACTTTTCTCTAATTAGTTTGTTTTTTTCATATTCATCAAACTCTTTTTTTAGTTGAACAAAACTTTGTTCTTTACCGAATAAATCTTTCATAAGTGTTGTTTTTGTGGTTTTTTGCACGATTAACCCATCTAATTCTGCAATTTTAGCGTTTGTAATTGCAGCACTCATTAACTCAATTCCGCAGTGTTCACATTTAATTCCACCTTCCACTTCACATTTTAATTTGTTTATTGATGTAATTTCTGTATCAATTTGAACAGTCTCTTTATAAACTTTGTTGTGTTGTTCTTTAACCTCATCGTGTTTGTCTTCGTTATAAAACTCACTTGGTTGAACAACTTTAAGTTCGTTGATTTTGGAAATATAACCCTTTTTTTCGAAATCAATTGTGTTGATTTCTTCTTGGGTTTTGGTTGGATTTAAAAGTAATAGTTCTTTGTCTATATTGGAATGTTTTTTTTTTAACATGTCATCGCGATAAGTTTTTCCTTTTGTAATGGCATCTTCTACACTTTGTAGTTCTAAAACTTTTTCTTCAATTCGACTTTTAATTTCTTTTATCTTTTCTTCACTTGAGATAATATCATCTTTTAATTGTTGTGAAGAATAAACATTAGACATTTTAGATTTAGAAAACTCACTATAGACTTCCTTGGCGACCTCTTCTTTCTTTTTTAAAAACTCAAGACCCATAAATCTTGATAAGACTTGACCTCTTGCTGTTGGTTTTGCTTCCAACAATTCTTCAAGATTTGATGCTGTTGTGAGAATGGTCATCAAAAAATCTTCTTTTGTTCCAATAGATGATTTTATAAACGCTTCAGTTTCTCTTCTTTGTTCTCCTGTAAAGTTTTGCAAACTTCCATCAGATAGTTTTTTAAAAAAGTCTAAATCGGTTTTAACATTCCATTCACATTTTTTGGAAATCTTTCGTTCAATATTTCTAATGATGATATAATCTTCACCATCAATTGAAACTTCGCCTCTAACATGGACTTTATCTTTTGTCGTAAACCTGTTGAATATTTCTTCAGCCTTTGTTGTTTTTGTGGTTTCATTAAAAAACAAAAACATTAATAGGTCCACAGATAAAACGGTCTTGCCACCAAAGTTAGGTGGGTCTGACTCAACAACTACAATACCATTAAGTTTTTCAAAATTTAATTTTTGATTTTCTCCGTAAGATAAAAAGTTTGAAAACTCAATGTTTTTAATATACCACTTTTTAAATTTTGTGGTTTCTTCTTGTTTTTCTACTATTTTATTTTCAACAATCCTATTGATGGTTAACACATCATCCAAATTACATGATAATTCTTTAATGTCTATAAATTGTTTAATTAACCCCAATTGATAGTTTTCGTCAGATATATTAACTGAAACATCGATACTTTGTGTTTCTTCTTCATTTGTTGTTTTAGCCTTTGTTAAAACATTCACATTGTTTGTGTTATATTTCTTTGTGAAATAGTGTTTAACTGACTTGATTTTATCTTGTGTGAAGTTTTCAGGAAAGTCTTCCCAAACCACTTGTATAGTAGGATTTGCAAACTTTGAAAAATCAATGTCTTTAATCATAATATTGTAATTGTACTGTTTTGGTGGATTGAATAAATCCATTTTTATTCTTCAGTCGGTAATTCTCTGTCTTCGATTGTGAAACCCGCACTATCATACTCAGGTTCAAATTCTTTGTTTATTTTTGCCGACTCCTCTTCATTTGATTCAGTGTCTCCACTCATTTCAGAAAAACTTTCTTGTAACTCTCCCATTTTTTTTTCAAACATTTCATTCCATTTTTTTTTTAAAATGTTTTTTTCTTGTTCTACTCTCTGATTTCTTTTTTGAACTTTTGCTCTGTGTTCTTTTGCTTTTTTTCCCATGTTATTTAATTTATAATTTTTACAAGTTTCACTGAGGTATAACCAGTAATGCCATTTTCAAAAATTTGCACAACTTTTTTCCCACCTAAGAATAAATCATCATAAAAAATAATTGATTCTTGGATTGTATCCGAATATACAAACTTTACTTTTTTCATTTTGGTCTATTTTGTTCGAACCACTCAACAATTGCGTTGATTGCCCAAACTGCCCCTGATGATAGTATTCCGTCAAAAAACCAAGAACACCATAAGGGTGTGTTAAAAGTAGCATTTGTTGGTGAATAAATCAATAAGGATAGCACAAAACCTCCCCAAGTAGAAAAACACATAGGGCAAGATATTATTCCTGATATAAACTCACCTAAAGAATTTAAAGGTGCATCCTTGTTTTCACCCCATTTATTGAAAAAATTCCTTAATCCTCGAAAGATTGAACCATAAACCATTATGTTCATTAAACCATAACTTAAAATAAACCAAACTACAATACTCATATTTTTATTTTTTAACTGTTTAGATTGGAACTCCCGTGAAACCTAGCCCTTAAAAACCCCGTGTCTTTTGGTTGTTCCGATAATTTTTTTTCTAATTCTTTATTTTTAATTTTTAATTCTCTTATCTCTTCATTCAATTTTTGTATTGTTTGTTGAAACAGAGCCACTCTATCATCACCCACATTTTGTTTAGAAATGTCTAAACTTTGTCTTAGTTTGTCTAATTCTTCATTTTTTTTAGACATTTCATTTTCCAACTTGACAATTATTTCGCCAAGTTCATCTTCTGTTGTTTTGTCACTAATATATTCTATTTTTGTGACAACTTTTTCAACAGGAACTTCAACAATCTTTTCAACTTCTTTAATGACCTCAACAATTTTCTCTACCTCTTTTATTACTTCAACCGGTATTTCTACTCGTTTTTCAACAATTACCTCAATTTCCACTTGTTTTTCTCCTTCACTACCTATTTTTGAGTCTTTTTCACCTTCATTAAGTGTTTTTCCCAAAAGTCCATATCTTTTAATATCAAACCCTTGTTTAAAACATAGATACATGAAGTTGTCAATATCTTTAATATTTTCATCTTCACAAAATGCAGACACCGTCTGCATTATTTCCTTACTAAAGATTTTGGAGTTTTTCTGTTCCATTTTCAATATCTTCAAACGATTTTATGGAAAACTTTAAAAAAGGTTTTGGATTTTGCAAATCAACATAAGAATATTCTTTTGTTTCAACATCATAAATTCCATAACCATGTCTTTTAATACTTTCACCTATGTTTTGTTGAATTGGACTTCCAATCATATAACCTTTACCGGTTTTAAACTTAAACTCTTGTCGTTTGTGAATATCTCCACACAAAACAGTTTCAAGACCATCAAACTTTTCAACATCGTATGCCTCTTCACCAAAGTCAAACCCAAGGTCAGTTTTCATTCCTTGTATTGGTCCATGAAATAATCCAATTCTAGTCCCCTTCGACTCTGTGATGTCAGGTGGAATATTTCCTTGGTACTGCGAATACACACACCAACTAATATTTTCATCTTCGTAGACACCTCTATCTTTGTAGTAAACAATATTTTTACTATTTAGTGAATTGATAATTGGCGTAAGAGCATCTAATCTTTCCGTATTATTTACCAAGAAGTCGTGGTTACCAGGGATAATAATTGTTTTTGCAATAAACGAACATTCAGTTAAAATCCAACTAACCATTTCAATAAGTTCAGGTGTCATTTGATTTTTAGAATGAACAAGGTCACCAGTGAAAATAATTCTATCGGGCTCCAACTCTCTCCATTGGTTGATTGCGTCTTCCAAAATTGACCTATAAAGGTCGTGGTCTTTGAAAAGACGAATATGTAAATCAGAAAAGTGAATTAGTTTTTTAATCATATTATTTTTCAATTCTCATATTTGTATTTGCGATTGGTGCTCTGAACACAGGAATTGACGTGTATGAGTCCTCGTCAACTTTTTTCATGACTTCGTAAAAACCAAGTTCACTACACTTAACGGTTGATATATTTTCAAAAGTTAATAATACATTTGATTTTCCTATTGAACCTTCTAACAAGGTTACATCTTTTGTTGTTGTGTTAAAAATTAATGTTTGCATTTTAATCGTTTAATTGTGTTTTATTTCCACAATATACTTCGAATGGTGGTTTATATGGGTCATCATTTTTTGGAAAAGGGTTAATTGGTATTGGTACTCGGTATGGTTCTGCAATGTTAATCTTTGGTTCATCCTTAACTTGCCCCATTTTTTCAACAATTGGTGTGATGTCAATATGTTTATTTTCAAGTTTACCATATAGGTAACCTTCCAACCAAATATAAAATTCTTTATAACTTAACATAATTCTCTACAATAAAGGTTTACTAATACAATTCTTGCGAACTTAAATTCTTTAGCTCTGTTTAATTTTAATCCATAAGCTAAGGCCACGGTTTTTAGGTGTGGATATGCTTGTGATACTGTCATTTTACCTATTTCCATTATTTATCAAATAATTGTAAGTCTTTGTTTACATGTCCACAATCATTACACATGTATGTTGGAAAAGGGACAATGGTGTCTTCGTGACTTCCTGTTAATAATTTCGAAACTTTTTTTAATAAAGTAATTTCTTTAAAGTATGTTGATTTGCACTTTTCACACTTAACGGTTTCTTGTTGTCGTAAGTCTATTTTTGGGCTGATGATTTCTTTACTCATTTGATTATATAATTAACGTTTAATTTTAACTTCATTAAATTGTCCCAACTAGTGTTGGTATACCATAATAGTGTAATATTTTTTTCCATATTAAAATATAACTTATTGATTTGTTTTTGTCAAATACTTTGTCATATCCATTTTTAAAATTGTATCAACAATTTCTTTTGGTATTCTATATTCTTTGAATTCGGTATCTTCTGATAAGTGAACAATAACCCCACCTAACAACGGGATATTTTCATATTTTGTTCCTTCCAACATTTTTAAAAGTAGTTTACCGTAAAATGGTAGTTGGGTGTTGTAGTGACCAAGAGCATTATTTGGTAGATTTTGAAATGGTTCTTTCATGGGTTTTGTATAATCATTAACCTCCATGTTTTTTTTCTTATTTGTTTTCCAATCAGTAATAACAAATCCAAAACCTGTTTTTTGTTTGTTGAGCATTATCCAAACCTTATCGGGTTGACCGGTGTATCCAAGTTCTGGATGACCTAATACTATCTCTGTATCAAGTAAAACCGCCCCTCTTTCCTCCATTAATTGTAAAAACTTTTTACCACCCTTAATCATTTTATCACTTTTTGTGATTAATTTTAAATCACAATCAAAAACTGGTTGTCTTACTTCTTTATCAATTTTGAATTTATTGATTGTTTCTAATTCCAACTCATAGTGGACCCTACTACCCATGTTTGTAGATATAATACCACTTTGTTTCCACTCTTCTAATAGTGTATGCATTACATATGGGCTCCCTTTAGCCATTTGTCTTGCAACATCTTCAGTTGGAAACTCATCATAAAACAATTTCATGACTTTAGATACAGATGGAAAATCATCTCTTACTTCACCATTAGTATCTACCATGGTGTACTTGTGTTTGTCTTCTTCGAAAGTTAATTGAAACTCACTTTGTTTTTGTGTTATTATTTCTCTTATTTCTTTTGCAACTTCTTTTAAATCAATCATTTGAATTCTACGTAATATTTTTCTATGTCTCCTTTTAAATCACAGACATCTTTATCTTTTGGTAGTTTTACTAACTTCACTCTATTGTAAAGTACACCGCCGTTTAGTTTATCATATAAGTTTTTTGCATCGGTGTATGCATCACCATCCAAACAAACTATTATATTTTTTTTTGCTTTTGTGTATAATTTTTCCCAAAGGTTGTCATTTAGAAACTTTCCTAATAAACAAATGGAGTTATCTAAAAAGAAACTATCAAATACACCTTCAACTAAATAAATGTCTTTTTTCCAATCAATTAAACTTTCATTAAAAATTAAAAAGTCTTTTGATGCTTCAGGGTTTTTGTATTTTAATTTACTTCTTAGGTTCCAAGACCTTGAAACAAAGAAATTGAGTTCTCCTTTTTTATCAAACGAAGGAACTACTATTCTTCCAGCATATTCACCTTCCAAACAAAAACCAATTTGATATTTTTCGATTATATAATCGGAAATTCCCCGTTTATGTAGGTAATTTATGGCTTCTTTTCTTGGAATATGAAGTGGGTGGACCTCATCAAACTTTTTGTACTCTTTTGGTAATTCAAGTTTTTTATAGACTTTTTCTTTTTTTTCAAATTCATCAGGTCTAATTAACTTATAGATTTTCTTGTCTTTTTTTGAACCAAACTTATCAATAAGTTTTCCTAAATGTCCGTGAGTTCCGTGAGTTTCACCGCAAGACCAACATTTGAATATGTGTTGTTGGTAATTTATTTCAAGGTTACCTTTACCATCGCCTTTATCTAATCCTTTTATCTCGTGCGAACATACAGGACAATCAACAGAGATTTGTCCTCTGATTTCATTTATCATCTTTGGTTCTCCAAAAATGTTTGTTATAAGGTCTATGATTAGTTCTTCTGCTTCCACCCTTAAAAGATAGGTGTATAGGGTGGGTTTGTCAAATGTAATATTATCGGCTAATAAAACGATAAATAAAATTTAGTTTACCAAATTTTTTGTTCTTTCATATAACCAAGAACACAAGTATAAGAATCGGCCATATCATAACACTCTTTTTTTAAAGTATTATTTCTTGTAAGTTGCCATGTAATTTGTGGTTCTTTATCTGAAACTTTTTTCCAAATAATTTCTTTTTTATCGACATCTTTTGGTAATCCACCAAATAATACAAACTTGTCTTTGTCGTTTTTTTGAACCAAATCAGACCAAGCGTATTTTCTTGAGTTATATGTTGAAATATAATTTGGGACAATTCCTAATACATCGTATATGGATTTTGTAATCATTGAATTATATCTAAGTAGTGTTCCTACCGTCCATACGTTATTTGAATTTAATAATGGTTCTTCAATAACAACTTTAGTTATTCCAAGGTTTCTGTAATTTTGAAGTTTTTCTTCGAAAGAAACAACTTTCAACAATAATTCTTGAATTTTATCTTCAGGTTTAGGTTTTATTATTGGTGAAAAATGTGTTAATTCTAATAATTCTTTTGATTGAATGTCAAATAAAGACCACCCGATTGTTTTTGTTGATATGTCTAAGCCAAGAACTTTTGGTGAGTTCTTTAAATCTGATTTTGTTCCCATATAAAATTAAAAATCGTACTTAATAGGATACTGCTGGACACCTTGTCTTTTTTCAGGTGATTGTATCTTAGAAATAACCATAAGTTCTTTGTTTGCATTGTAAAGTGCAACTTCAGTAACGTAAGGTGGTGTTGTTCCGTCCCAAGTTGGGTTTGAAGAATCGAAGAATTGTGTTTGACCTAAATTACATAAGAAGTTCATAACATATATTGTTGCTTGAATATCTGTTTCAATTGTCCCAAAAAAGAAGAATTCACCACCAAAGTTTAAGGTTATTCCTGTTTGATTTAATACGGGTAACGTTATATAATCATTAAGGTCATATATTGGTGCAGTGTCATACATGTTTTTGGTTAACTGCAAGGTTGTTCCAGTTAAACCTGTTACCGTTAAATAACCACCAACGGTTGTTGCTGATAATTGTGATGTTACATCAATTTCTCTCCATTGGGTCACATCGGGTCTTGTTGTTGCAGTTGTGACTTTTTGAGCCAATAACTTAATTTCATTTGCAGTAAATCCTGAAGGTAATCCAACTGAAGGAACTTGTAAAAATGGAAACTCATTCCCGAATCTAACAAGAATATCAGAAGCTCCCGGTAATAAACTTTGGTCGTTCCCTGTGATTGTTTGGTAGTAATTACAGTGAAGTGAATTTGTAAATGCTGAGTTATTAAATCTATATGTTAAAAATAATGTTTCAGTATTTCCTGTTAATAATCCCTGAACCCCACCTAAAACACCACTAAAGGTATTAGGAGTTACTAACCCCAATTTAGGTGCCGGTAAAGTCCAACTTCTATTTGACTTGTAATTAAGTGCTGCCACTATTTCATCATCATCAAAAACTATAATTTTCAAATCAGTGAAAACTTTACCAATTCTATTAGGTATTCCATTTGTATTTGGGTGAGTGTCCCAAAGATGGTAGTATCTTAAACCAGGGGCATTAAAGTTTATACTTTTTTTAGACTCAATGTAATGAGGTGTAAATAAATTTAAACTAGTAAAACCTGATGGGTCTGTGTAAAATACTTCACCTGTTGTACCACTTGGGTTTTTGTGCCACATTAACCACGGAATGGAAAGTTTAAAGTTTCTTGCTTGACCTGTATTCCCTGGATTATTTGCGTCAAAATCTTGCATTGCAAACTTTTCACCATAATAGTTATCAATCGCTTGATTTGTATAATGTACAATCGCAATGGCCTTTTGTTCAGATGGTTTTAGAGTTATTTTTTCAGAAAATGAATTATAAAAATATACCGAATCTGTATCTGTTTGACCACTATCGGAATAGTAACCCAAATATTCTTTAGAACCTGTATATCCTGTAGATGCAAATTGGTTAAAATCTTGATTCACAGTGTTGAATATTCCTGCAGGTGATTCTGTCCAAGGAATGTTCATATTCCAAACTTTAACATCATTTTGTGAAACATCACAATTTGTTTCAAAATTGAAGACATTTGGATGCCAATAAGGTTCAGGAGTAAAAGAGTCATAAATTACTGTCATACCTGATGGATAGAAGATAACTCTCGAGTCACCAGTATATCCCATCCCACTAAAGTTAGGTAATTGTCTATCCACTTGAATATTTACAGTGGTCGCTGTAGATGTATCACCTGTTACACCAACTACAACATAACTAAAAATTGGCGCAGCTCCTGTAAATGGTTGTATGTTATCTGTTCCAAATAAAAATAAAAACATTCCATTTGTAACTGTGCCTGAAACTGTTGGGTCAATACTTGAATATGTTAATGTTAATACATCTCCCGAAGTTACCGCCGAATTAGAAACAAGAAAATTAGGATTAATCGTATATGCTGAAGATGTATAGGCACTAAAAACAACAGGAGAGCCTGTTGAACCTGTTAAGAATCCACGAGGAGCAGCACTATTAAATACATTATCTATGTAAGACGCATCAAATGGAACTCCCAAGGTGCTACCTGATGTTGAGTCCACAAACAATGGATATTTAACTTGCATTCTATTTTTTTCAGGAATCGGAGCTAAGTTTTGTGCGTTGTATTGGGGCATCAAAACATTAAGTTGGACATAATCCGTATTACTTGTACAATTATAACAAACTTCACTATCACCTAATTCAAAATAAGAAATGTCAAATTTACCTTGCGATATTTTTTTTCTGGCCGCGTCAGTGATTATGGTGTTAATTAACGCTGAGGTATTTTTGATTATATATGACATATTTTATAAATATATTTTTTTTATAAATTTATTTTAAGACAAACCTATTTTTTGTAAAGGCATTGTTTTAGGCGAACCATTTACACTTATACCACTACATGTTGATGGAGTTATAGTAACATTTGTAATTGAAACGGAATCCAATATATATCCTTCTAATTCACATCCTCTAAACTCCATTGTTGGTGTATCAATAAATTGTGTGATAACTCCATTAATAATACCTCCCGATGAAATGGTCGCAGTATAAGTATTTGTGTAAGAACTGTAATAAATAAATGAAGTTAAACAAGATGGTCTACTTAATCCTGTTGATATAACAGTTGAGTTAACAGGAGAGCTTAATGTTGCACTTCCTGTAGTTGTTGCTGTTATTGAGTTTGTAATTATTGGTAAGTTTGTTATGAATGTTTTCCCCGTGAAACCAACCGCTGTATTAATTGTGAAATTTACTGTTCGACCTGCTGGAAGTGTTGGCGTTACATTTATTTGATAATACCAAGTTTTCGTTACCGTTGTACCAACATTTATTTGATTTGCCAAAGGCGTCAAACTTAAATTCAAAACGTAATTAGTGAATGCGTTTTGAGGCGTCAACGTAACCGATTGTGCTGTTACCGTATTGTTAGTATCTTTAATGTAAACTGTATAATTTCCAGCCCCCAAACCTAAAAATACATTTGATACTTGATAATTTACCCCATTTATTGAGTAAGTGTATGAAGGAACTCCACCATAACCTGTAACGTTTATCACACCATTACTTGTATTTGAACAAGTCGGTTGTGTTGTTGTTACTGATAATGTAAGTGGTGGTGTTGTACAAACTCCTGTGCTAACAAATATCGTTGCAGGTAGTGTTCCAAGTAGTGACCAATTACCTGTTGGTGGTGTTGTGGGTTGAAGTAATGCAGGAACTCCTGAATTAGTCCATCCACTAATTTCCCATCTTGTGTTTCCTGTATTATAATACATTGTTGTAGTTGAACTTGTCCAAGATGGATAACCATTAATTGTAGACCCACTCGAGTAGGTAGTTAAATAAGTTGTATTCGGTGATGGTGTATATTCAAAACAAAGATTTTGTGGATAAACCGGAGGTGGTACTGGTGGTGGTAAACAATCTGAACAAGTATCAAATGGCCCTGTTGACACGACTGCAAAATTATTTACATATGATTGTCCTGTATAAAGTGTTTGACCACTATGTGTCCAACAACCTGTTTGTGTTGTTAAACTATAAACTTTACCATCAACAAAAGTAGATGGTAAATCTGCAACATAATAAACAAAGTTTCCTGAATTTTGGCAATCTTCAAATTGTTCTAAGTAAAAACTATCATAGTCAACACTACAAGTTGTCCTTCCTGTAAAATCACCATAATAATCTATAACGGTTGCGGTATAATCGCCAGGTAGTAAGTTTGTTATTAAAGACCCTTGGGCCCCATTGCTCCAAGAAATATTATATGGTGGTGTTCCTCCTGTAACATAAAGAGTTATAAGACCATTTGTGGAATCGGGTGTTGATGCATTAATGCTGTCACAATCTAACCCCAAAGGTAGGAGTGTTATTATATTACAACTATTTCCACTTAATAATCCCATATTACCAAGTTGCTCCGCTTAATCTTTTCCAACCTGTGTTGTCTTTATAGTAAAAATAACTATCGTCCCATAGTAAAGAACCAGGTTCTCCTAATGTGTCTAAACTACCTGATGGGGTTCCTGAAAATGCTAAAACAATATTTGGGGCGTATGCTGTGTCTGATGCGGTAGCACTTATTCCAGTACCACCAAGGACAACGCTTCTACTACCTGTCAAAGTATTTCCTTCACCTCCAACAATCACCGAACTATAAGATTGTACAGTGTTGCCCGAACCACCTATTACTGAAGAGTCATATACGGGGTCACTTGGTGCCAAGCCAGTTATTGTGTTATTTTTCCCACCTAAAATTGTTGAATTGGTAGTGTCTCCGCTCTGTACAAGATTATTATTGCCCGCTAAAATAGCACCTTGTTCATTATTTGTTGTATTTTGTTGACCAAATACAAAAGATGTTTGTCCATTTATAATATTGTCAGCACCGCCTGCGAATGAAAAATCACCATATACTTCATTACTATTTCCTGTTGTTATTGAAGACGCTCCTTCCAATATGTTTGAGTCTCCAAAAGAGACTGAACTTGTTCCGTAGACATTATTTGATGTTCCAAAAGCTGTCGATGCATTTCCAAACGCCTTATTCCCTTTATTAGCCGTAAATGAATTCCAACCCATTGAAAAACTACCTTGTCCTGAAGCAAATGAGTTTGTGCCAATAGCACCTGACGCAAAACCTTTAACAGATGCACTTCTACCTCCAGCAGTCTCATTACCCTGCCACAAATCAGGTATTGCAGTATCTCCTATGTATAAGTTATTTGTTGCAGTCAAACCTGTATCGTACAAATAAACTAAAGTTTGACCGCCACTAAAGGTACTTCCTGACACTTTTTTAAAGCTATCTGTCAAAGAACCACCAAATGGTAAATCGTGAATCCATATAAATAAATCAGAGGTAAAGTTTGCGCTAACATTACCGTAGGTACTGTCCAAATAAAAAACACCTGAAGTTAAACCTGTCGCCAAATATGCAGTGTTTGTACCTGCTCTTGTATCAGTACCTTCACTATGTGAAAATTGTCCAAATGATTTAGTTCCTGAGCCCTCGGCATGTGAAGTATCTCCAGAGGCTATAGTATCAATTCCTTCGGCATGTGTGTATCTGTTTAAAGCCTGAACATTTCCACCAAAAGCAAAACTTAAAAGTGATTGAGCGTCAGAACCTGTTGATTGAACTCTATTATGTACTGTTATTTCATCAACACATGCATGAATATTTTCAGTGTAAAAACTTGTAATACAATTTCCCGAACCACCTGTAAATGGTGTTGTAAGCCCTGAAACTGTAAAGGTTCCACCTGTACTATTTGTAAACGTAATTGTTCCTCCTGAAGAAACCGCAGTCCCCCCTGTTAAATATACGTCAGGTGACCCTCCAAACAAAGGCACCAACTGACTTAATGATGCCTTATATGATGAGCCACTTGGACTTTGTGATGTGTCTCCCGTTATTACAATGTGTATAAGGTCATTTAGTGATGCCCCAGTAGTCAATGTCCTCGATGTTAAAGTTGCCATTTTTTTATTTTATATATATCATAGTTTATTGAAAATCATAAGGTATTCCGTCTTCGAATTCAAAACATATTAAGTCTTGAAACTGTTTATAATTACAAAGTCCATCATAACAGAATTCACAACCATTATCATCAATTACTTTAACAACATAACTATCCATAGATTCAAAGGAAACAGGTAATGTAAATGAATAGGGTGTTGTTATAAATGTGTCTATATATTGACAAGTGCCATAAATTCCACATGCATCACACACCCAAACATCATATGGGCTTGTTCCTGAAGTTATTGTATTTATTGTGACAATTGTTGGCATATTAACAAACTCCGTTTACTGTGCAAAACTCAGTGATAACACCACTATTATTAACACTATAAATTTTATTTCCGTATCTGATATAGTCAATTGTTAACGGATATAACAATGACGAATTACTATACACGGTCACTCCTGTTTGTATTTGATTAACCGATGGGTGTGTATAGAATATTGTTTGTAGACCAAAGTTAGTTAATTGGCATCCAGGGCAATTTACCGAATATGCCCCACTTCCAATCCAAGTATTAAATGTTACAACTAGCGGTTCGACTAATAAACATTCAGCACAATCAACGTATGTTGTTGCTGTTGTCGCTGTAAATCTGTCTTCATTTACCACAATATAACCTGAAGGTGGAATATAATTTATAAAATATCCTACATAACTATAACAATTTCCAGAATAATCTCTAATTACTTCTCCTGGGTCAAGATTAGTTGGTGGATAAGCTGTTTGTGTAATCATCGATGTTGTAGTACAAGATGTAAACACAAAGTAAGTTCCTGGCGCGAATGTAGGCGTTGGAGTTGGTGTAGGTGTCGGAGTTGGTGTGGGAGTTGGTGTAGGTGTTGGTGTAGGTGTTGGTGTTGGACAAACCGTACATCCTGTGTATGCCGAAACAACAAGTTTAATTGTAGCATTTGGACTTGCAGTTGTATCTTGTATGTAAGTTGCACATTTCAATTGGTCATTAATAACTCCTAAGAACGTCTGACCTGTTGTTATTGGTGTTCCTGATATATCTAAAGAACCCGAAACATAATAAGTTACGTTTTCATTACAATCTCTTAACTCTTTAACTCTAAAACATACAAAGTTTCCATCATCTATTGTAAATGTTACCGTTTCTCCCGTTAAATTAATTGTTGGCGTTGGAGTAGGGGTGGGAGTAGGTGTTGGCGTAGGAGTTGGTGTTGTTCCACTAACCGTAATATCAACAGTAAATCCTGAACATATATCAGGTGTTGGTGATGGTGTGGGTGTAGGGGTCGGAGTTGGTGTTGGTGTTGGTGTTGGAGTCGGAGTTGGTGTCACACATAACACGTCAACTTCAAAATCAAATATATCACAAACGGGCGTTGGAGTTGGTAGTGGTGTTCCACAAGGACCTTCATAAAACAAGTCCGTGTATAAATTTGGACAAGGTGATAGAGTTGGGTCTTGCCCAAAGAAATAACAACCTGTGCCTGCAGAAGTTCCTAAACACCATTTTGTTGGTCCTTTATAAATGTATCCAGGTTGTGTTCCACCTGTAAAAAAAGGTAAGGAATTATAACTTCCGGCCACAACATAACTACCACTATATGCTGAAAAATTTACATCGTTAATTTGAACACAATACTCATTTGAACAACATTGTCCTGTTGCACAAAATGGGTCTGTGCATCCTGTTACTTGAGTATATACCCCATCAGGGACTATGCTAGTTGATGTAAATCCGGAAGTGAACGCAGATACTATTGTATAACAACCTGAAACTACGACAGAATCATAAGTAACAGAAAAAACCGTTGTCACTGCAGAAGTGGCTCCCGTCCAATTTGACTCATCGGTATAATATTGTAACCCAGGATAACAACAACTTTCTAAAAGAATATCTGCCATAGAAAAATTAACTTTATAATATAAATAAGCTTATGTTTATTTTATTTACAACTCAAGGTTTATTTCTTCAGGGAGATAGTTATAAAAGTGTTTATACGCATGAATAAAAGCAACATCAGGTTGTTTTTCCATAGGTATTGACCAACCACTTTTATCCCACCAATCTCCTTGATTTTTTGAATCGTATTCTGCCCAATCATCCCAAACACCGCTTGTGTAACCGAAAAATTGAAAAAGAAATGAAAGTGTTGCATCACACCACTCAATTGGTCTTGTATCTAAGTGATATATTTCACCCCACGGGACTTCGTTCAATCTGTGATATATTTCGATAAATTTTTTACGATTGAATATTGCACCCCCACAAGCACCATAACCTTCTAATGAACCAATCTCACTCCAATAATGTCGTGATTCGTCTGTTATATTGAATTTATTTTTTAAATACTTGTAAAGTTCAGGTGTGTACATAGGTCCATTTGCTCCTGCAATATCGAATGTTGGTGGTTTTGTTATTTCACGTTTACACCAAACATCATCTTCATAATGTATAACCCAATCCACATCTTTTAATGTTGTTATACAAGCGTCATAAATTCTTTTTAACCAATCTAAAGGTCCGTTTTCACTTGAAAATACCCTACCAGAGTGAGGATAATTAAATCCTTGTTGTTCAATCCAATTATAATCACAATTAAATTTTTTTGCAACAGGTTCCAATATTTCAGAACCATCTTCATATAATACGATTGGAATTTTTGGATAAATATTTCTTAATTGTTCTAGTGCTTTATAACAAGCAACAAGTTTATGCCCCGATTGATAAAATGCACCTATTTTCATATTTCTCCTGTTATTTGTTTAACCCAACCGTTTTCTTTATGGTGTAACCATATCGACCAAGATTTTGCAGAATCATCAACCATAAAAGTTCTTTTAATTTGAACGTAATCACCTTTAACTGCGTAACAAGTCTTTAATTCTTCTTCATCGGCATCTTGTCTAAATATTTCCCCACCGAATTCATCTAAAAATGAAACGGCCCAAAAATCATAATCATCAACTGGCGCCTCAATTCTTGGTACAACTATATTGTATGTGAATTTATTTAGTTTAGTTTCAAACCAATTTGAGTCGTCGTTTATTGGTGGGTCGGTTCCTTTTAATGTTTTGGGGTGTAATCTTCTTTTTTTAAAATCAATACCAGCATATAACTCATAATCCCTATGCGACCTTACATCACCTAAACCAAATTCCCCTAAATCAATATTATTATCTTCTTCTTGTAACATATGTCTTAATCTAACCAACCCTTCTGAATTAATTACATGCCATTCTTTTTCAATTAATCCTTTTTTTACATTTTCTTCATTAAAATCATCCCAATGTTTAATTCTACCTATTCTTGTATATTCATGCCAAACAACTGTCTTATGAGGGTGGAATAAATCATAACCTAACGTATAAGACCTAATTGATAAACTTATTTCATCTCCCGCGAAATATATATTTGGGTCGTACTTGTATTCTTCACAATGTTTTCCTAATGTAAAAAAGAAATGACCACTTACAAATCTTGCCGGTATTGGTTTTTCTAATTTTTGCCAATTTGGTATTTGTTCAGGATAAAAGAAAATTGTGCCGTATTCTGAAAACTTTCTTGCCGTGCATTTATATGGCTCTTCATTTAATAACGTATTAGTTTTTGGGTCATACATTCCTGCATAAGTAGTGATTATTGGCTTTTCAACACCAGTTAATTTCATCATTTCAATTAATTCCACATCCCAATCTTGTAAAAACCGATGATGTGAGTCTAATTGCATTGTGTACTCTTCACCTTTCCATAGTTTTTGAATGAGACTTCTGGCCCAACATAAACCTTTACTTTTAGTCCAATGATAGTCCAAAATTGTGAACCTTTCGTCGTTTTGAAATTCTTCTAATGATTCATTTTCATCTCTTTGCCAACATATGCCAAATGTTAGATTTTGAGGATGTTTTGCTTTATTGATACAATCTCTAATTGTTGGTAATAGTTCGGGGTCGCGGTATGACGCAATTTGAACAAATATTTTCATAAATAACAACTTTTGTAAAAAAGTAAAAAATAAAAAAACTAAATAAAGTACATATTAACTCACTTTATTTATTGTTACAATTAAAGATAGAATTGCGGACACATTTCATGAGGCCGCTTGGTATTTTATAAAGTTATCAAGTTATTTTGATTATAAATCCATTTTCTTGTAGTAGTTAACTACTACAGTCTATTTGAATTTCTTCTAGACATCCATCTGCAGTTATGACTTTTATATAAACAATATCCTCATTTGGAAAAAAAATTGATGAATCAATTACAACATTTGGTGGAATAGATGTTACTCCCGATACATAAAAACAAGATACATTTGTTGGGTCACATATATATACATCATAAGGACTTGTTCCGCTTGTGACTCCTGTTATTTCTATTATCATAATTTAACAATTTACTTCATGAAATGTTTCACAACCATTATTGTCAATAGCCCTTATTATTAATGAACTTGCACTACTGTAATATGCGCTCAAAACATAAACACCTAATGATGTCCCAAGAAGTGAGCAGTTGTTACCGTTTTGGTCACAAACATAATAATCAATTGGAGTAGTTCCTCCTGTTAAACTTGTTATGTCGATTGAGTATGGCATCTAAGTAAAACAAGTTACATCGTATTCGATTGTTAATTCCAAAGTAAAATTGGCGTCAGATAATGGGTCATAATCTCCTTCACAATTTGACTCAATGTGGATTGTATTATCAGTTAAACTAATAGTATAAAGACTAATGTCTGTGATACCACTTAAAACACTTTCTATTGTTGATTGCCATAGTATATCTTGTGGGACATCATTTAGTGTTGTCGCAGTATAAAATGTTTGGGTGTATCCTGAACCATTTATATCTAACTCAAGTATGAATTCAGCAGTATTCAAACTACAACCTGTATATCCACTTGTTACATCGATATACCCTTCATTTAACATTTCTAAAAACCCTCGTTTATCCCCCACTGTTGTCGTAAAAGTATTTTCACAAAGAGTTACAAGTGAATAAGTGGAAACATTATTTCCAAAGCAAGTTATTGTAAAATCATGTATTTGTGAACACCCGCTACTATCTAAAACTTCCACTGAATAAGTTCCGGCGGTTAATCCTGATATTGTAGAGCCAGTTTGTCCTGATGGTACATTATTTGACCAATCATAAGTAAATGTTGGTTCTCCCGCATAAATCAAAATTTCAGCAGTTCCGTTTTGACCGTTATAACATTGTGTTGTTGAAATTGCAGACAATAAACTACCTCCTGTTGATATGGTAACTCTTTCTTCAATTTGACAACCGTCGCCATCAACTATTATTATTGAATAACTACCCGCAACCAAATTATTGAAGGTGTATGCCGTTGCGGATGTATCAATTACCGACTGACCATCACTTAATATATAATCTAACGGTAAAGTATATCCGCTACTTACCTCGATGTATAAAATTCCGTCATTTTGAGAACAAGTCGAGCCAGTTGTTGATGTTGTTATACTGAACTTATCGGTTGAAGATACAATAAATGAAGTTGTATATGCACAATTGGTTCCTGTTGCCGATATTGTCAAATCATAAGTGTCATTTGTTAATCCTGAAAATGAACTTGTTAAACTTTGTGTTGTATTAGTGTAGTATAAACCATTAGTTTGTCCTGATAGAATATATGTATAAAAGTTATTAGAGCCTTGAAGTGAAATCGAAACTGAGCCTAGTTGTTGACTACAGTTTGAATTAATAACTTGCGTATCAACAACAAAAAATGAATTTGTAGCATTTATGAAAGCACTTATTGTTTCTTTACAAAAATTACCGTCAGTTATTTCTAAATTGTAATTTCCACTTGATAAACCTGAAAGTGTTAAAGTATTGCTTAATGTGTATCCAACTTGTGAAGTGCTAGCCGAATAATAATATGGAACACTACCTCCCGTGATTGTAAAAGTTATACTGCCATTTGATGAAAAACATGTAGGATTTTCTGAAGTTACAATCCCAACACCTAATGGGTCGGCCTGACCTATAGTTTCACTTTTTGTTGTCACACAACCATTCGCATCCGTTACTGTGCAACTATATTCACCTAAAGTAAGTCCTGTTATTGTTTGTCCTGTTTCTCCATTACTCCAAAGATATGTATATGGTGGTGTTCCTGTGACTCCAGTTACCGATAATTTACCTTGGTTAATAACACAAGTTGATGTATTTACTTTCCAAAAACCAAAATCTAAAGAACTACTTCCCGAAATAATTGCATTTGCTGTTGTGGCTGTGGATAATCCGTAATCAACAACTTGAACAAAATAGGTATCCGCAGAAAGATTTGTAAAAGTATATGGAAAAATAGTTGTTGTTTGCGATTGTAATGTCGTGCCACTATTTTTCAAAAACAAAGTATAAGGCGATGATTGTGAATCTGCACTTACAGTTAAAGTTCCGTTATTTTCACCACAGTTTGTTCCTGTGACTTCTATAATATCGGTATAAAAACAACCTGTTATTATAACATTTATGTATAATTCATTATTTTCATAACCCAAAGAGTCGTTTAATCTAAAAACATAAGTGTCAGCAGTTAGACCTGTGAATGTTATTGGTGATGACGAAGTTTGAGCACTTATACCACCAGGTATTACATTATCGATAGTATATGGTGGTATACCACCAAAAGGTGAAAAAGTTACTGACCCTATTGGGTCTGAACAAACACCTGTTACGGAAAATGATATTCCTAAAGGTTGTTCTTCACAAGTAGGACTACATGAACTTGTTTCGTCAATATATATACCAAAAGACGAACCAGAAAAAGCTCCGTCCAAACAAATACTTTCACCTAAAGACGCCCCTGTTCTTGTGACGCCACAACAATCAACGTAAGAATAAACACCGTCTGTTAATCCTGTATAACAAGCCATTAATTACAATTTATGCTAAGGTTTATTCCTATATTTAGGTATAGTTTTTTATTTGTGAAGTCATCATAACAAGTGGAATTACTAATAACCAAAGTTTTACCAGCAAAATAATAATTTAAACCATGATTATATAAACCAACCAATTCATTATTAATAGCATCGGATATTTGAACAAATGTTGGTGTGTCGTAATATCCATAACCCGTATAAAATTGCTCTTGGACCAATATGGTATTATCCAATCTACAGTCTATAAACCAGTCTGAAACAATACTTGTTAAATCACAGTCTGATTGTGTATAACCACTTTGAGCAATTACCGAATTTAAAACTTGAGTCAAGTAAGTTTGTGGACTTTGTATATTCAAACCACAAGAGAGAGTTTGGTCAATACAATCATACCCAAATAACTGCCCATCGAACGTACAAGGAACACATTCTACTTGAATAAATTGACAACCTCTTTGTCTTCTCCAAACAAATTTTTGCCTATGGAATATTGAGTTTTCCATTTTTTGACCCGTAAGCCAAAGTGTTGTTGCTGGAACTAATTGCTCCAATAACCTTTGCCAATAATCACCAATACCCAAAGTATAATCAATCATTTTTTGATATGTAAATTGATTAGATGGAATGCCTACGGTTTGTTGGGACTGAAGATATTTCCAATATACCGATTGTAAAGTTGGGTATCCTCCTGTCTTACCGTCAAATATTGTTTGTCTGTTCCGAACATTAATCATGTTCATAAAAAATGATTGAGCAAATTCAAAAAAGGTTTTTTCTTTTGGTTTTGGATTTACAAAAGTCCAATCAATGGCTCCAGGATATGGGTAAGGTGAAGTTAATCCTGAATTTGGTATTGGGTAATCGTATTTTACACACATATCCCAAACATCGTAAACCAAACCTTGACCCATATTGATATTCAATTCAATGTTTTTGGAATTTATAATTTGCTTATCACTTGTAATTGTGTAATCAACACCATTGAAGTTGGAATTATTTTTTCTATTTCCAATGTCATCAACAGACCAAGACTTTTGATTGTCAAATATTTTTGTTATTGTGTATCCTTCAGTTAAAAAAGGAAATTTTGTGAACCTATCTAAATATTCTTGACCAAAAGATGGTGGTTGTAATTGTGTAACAACACTTGGTACGTTTTGATTTAACTGTGAGTTTTCTAAATCAACAACTTGAGGTGCCCTATGTTTTGGGCTTGACTCAAACCATCCTGAACCTTTTTGAAAAAAGAAATCATCAGTTTGCCTTGGCGATTTTGGGTAGCCATCGTTTGATATACCATAATCATTAAAAGTGGTTGATACCGTTTCAACATTTCCATCTGTTGTAAAACCTGTGTATGTTTTTCCATGAATTGAAAATACGTTTGTTGGGTCTAATGCCGGTTTTTCAACATACACAGTTCCGCCACTTATTTTAGCATAATTTTCTTTAAATTGGTCGACATTAATTTTAGAATCAACTAAATAAACTACTTCATTAAATTCTGTAATGGCCTCAGGAGCACCAATAAGTCTCATTATATATTCTAAAGAATTTCTTGTTCCTTTAGATTTAAACATATACGCCGAGTTTAATATAACATTTCTATAATATTGATAATTCAATTCTGAAGGGGTTTGATTTTGAGCTTGTCCTGTATATATTTTGTTTGTTTGGGAACTAAATACCGCTTCTAATAATTGGTCATTGTTTATTGGTGAAATATTTGTATTAACTCCAAGTGTTTGTGCTAAATTTACTAAAAGTTGTGAAGGTATATCGTTTCCAACAACATAGTTTACTGAGTTCATATTTGCAAGAGCGTCTATAAACTTTTTAACTTCGTCAAAACTTCTACCATATATTTGCAAGATTTTTTCCATTCTTTGGTCTTGCGTGTCAAAGTCTTTGAGGGAACCTGTAGTTAAAAATCTTGATATTAAATTTGTTTTATAATCATCCAAAAACATAGCAATGCTACTTAATTTTTCTAAGTATGTGTCAAACTGAGATGATACTATATCTAAGTTCCAACTACCATTCAAAAACCAAGTAACACTTTCTATTTTTAAAGTATAGTCTTCGTTCGAGTCATAATAAGGATACTGAAATGTTGATGTATATTTTGGTTGGGTATTTCTATTCAAAATAAAATCTTCAACCTCATCAAATTCATTTTGAAATATCTCAGCGGTTTTTTGTGTGTTTGGTTTTATAATTAAATTATCTTTAGATGCGGTTGCACCTGAAAATGGATTACCAACTACTGTCATGGTAATCGTCCCTGCGGTAAGTGTTTGTGATGGTATAAAATCAACCAACGGGTATTCTGTCGTTACACTAGAAAAATATAAACTGTAAAACTCAAAATTATTTGTTAGGTCCCTAAAATTTGATGTTTTGATAGGTCTAACGGCTAAATTTCTTCTAGCGTTTGATGAGTAATCAATATCAAATGGGTTTACAATCCAAGGAACATTAACATCAAAAGTCGTTAAATCCTCTATTGGGTCGAAAGTAATGTTTACTGCAGTATATCCTGATGTAAGTGAAAGCGTTTGATTTCTAACGTCTAATGCCGCTGGAAAATTACTTATAATTTTTGTAATTGATGCTGACAACCTTTTTTGTAACGAACCATAGAGAGTAAAACTTGTTATTTGTGAAATATCAAAATTAGGATATACCGCAAAGTTTTTTTGAATTATTTTTTTGGTTTGTTCAATATCTTCAATATTTAAATTTTCTAAATTATAAAGTCGTGAAAAAACACCTAAGTCGAAATTTCTATTTACCTTTTCATATATGGCGGTAGTAAATTGAAAATTACCTTGAGTCAGACCTCCACCCGTAACCAATTGAAATCCAACTATATTATCAAATGCGGTTGAATTACCTACAGGTGGTGCTGGCGGATATCTAAAAATTTGTTTTGCCATTACTCAATTATATTAGTAAAGTTTTTACTGTAATCGATATTGTTATTTCTATTTTGTCTAACTTCATAAAGTAATTCGTTAAACGTATCTCTAATTTCAAATAGATTGTATTGTTTGTATATATTACCCGCCGTGTCGTATAAAGTGTATATACCATCTTCAATACTTTTAGTTTGATTTCCGTAAAGAGCAATCGCCAACGTATCAATATCGTATTCAGCCATTTGTATGTCTATTGTAATTGGATTAAAAAAAGTATTTGTAATAATTATATTTTGATTTGGTTGACCAATGAAAGGTATTGCGTTTGGTTTGTTGGATGGTGATGATGATGGTGACAGAGTACAAAAAATTAAATCTGTTGGGTTGTCGACGTATCTATATCTGATTGCCTTTTGTGATGTGTTTACTTGTTCTGTAACAACCGGTTCACAGTAAAATGAAGATGTTACAATTCTATAAAAATTTGGTATTTTTGACCCGTCTGAATTTAAATATTCAACTCTAAACCCAACAAGTCCTTGTGTTACAAACTTGTTTCTATATTGTGAAGGAACACCATTAATGTCAATAATTATCCCTTTAACGTTTGGTAATGCAGACAAAACACCACAATCAGTTATTTTTGTTCTTATTTCGGCAGGCCTAATCAATAAAGTATAAATTCCTAACTTACTAAATTCAGTAGCGGGTAATTTGAGATTATATAATCCGCCTAAAATTTCTACATTGTTATTTCCACCTGTGTTAGAATTATGAAAATATGGTGTTAATATATTTGCAGTATTTAATTTTTTTAATAAAAAATTATCAGTTACGTCTCTTGAAGTTGTGTAATGTAAGATAATTTCAACATCTGACGGAGAAACATCCGCGGGTCTTGTTATTCCATATGTGCCAAGTGCCATTCTTTTATTTTATAAATAGTTTATGTCTTTTTTTATGTTTCATTAATTTTATAATAACCATAACCGTATCTAATCATGTCACCTAAATTATCAACTTCGTTCAGTCTTTGTAAAGGTTCAAATGCGGTATATTTACCTCTTTCAATATAAACATCACTTTGAACTTCAGGGTCCATAACAAAATCTAATAGGTATTCATTTTTTGTTATGGCAGAAAATAATAAGTCATTTTGAGTAAATCCTGAACTTTGTAATAAATAAAGTGTTTGCCCATTTGGAAAATCGTAATATGTTATATCATTAATTGTGTATGAAGTAAATGAAGGGGTAATTGAATCAATTTGACCGTATGGTGCTCCATTTTTTATGAATGTGTATCCTATTGTGTATGGATTAGGTCCATATCTTTTTACTTGAGTTAATTTTGATTTTGTAAATCCTGAAACAGGAAACGGAACATTTGTATATGAACTTGATATTTGTGAAACAACATTGTTTTGTGAATCACCTGTCGCGATAAAATCATAACTAATTGGAATTCCTGACCACACACCACCTTGTGGTGTAAAAGTAAAATTACCTTGTAAATTTGTTATAGTTACGCCAGTAAGTGGAACAAAAATAGGTTTTTGAATTACGGTCATTCCAAAAGTGTTTTGACCTGAAAAAGTTATAGTATATCCACTAGGAGTTGTTGGATATAAGTGATTTATTTGTTGGTTTGAAACTTGTTGTATGGGACTACCGTCGCCCCAATCCACAAAATAATTCGAGAGTTTGATGAACGATATTTCAATATCTCCCGACGTATTATAAAAATATACGTCATATGGACTTAAAGTATTTGCAGAAAATAACAAATTTGTTAATACATCTTTTTGTAATAATAATCCGTCAAACTCACTATAAAAACCAATGTCATTCATTGTTTGAGTTAGCATTATAGGAATTGTTAATCCCGTAAGTAATGAAGTCCCACCTGTTCCACCACTTAAAATATAGGACATACCTGAATAAACACCAAATGTTTGAAGTCCACTATCTCCACTGTATGTTTTTATAAAAATATCCGATACAATGTTTTCGGGAGATACAACAATTGAGTATTTTTCTGCTTCCATTATGGGTTTCCGTATTCATACCATTTTATGACATTTGTCGTGTCGCCAACTCTAAATAATGTGGGGGATTGGTTCTGTTGTGGTATTTCTTTATAAACTTGGTATTCGTAGTTTGTATAATCTAATTCCACTTTATAATAAAAATATTGTGATTTATCAAAATTAAATTTATTTCCCGCAGAGAATGTGGATTGTGGCTCATTCATAAATCTAACAAATTGACCTGTTTTTGCGTTAAAAAACTTTGCAGTCATATAAAGTTCTGTAATGTTAATAAAATCTCTTTCTTTTAACCAATAAATAAAAAACCCTTCCTTATCTGCGCCTGTGTAGTCCAATTTCATTTTTGGTTTTTTTACTTTCACTTGTGTTTGGTTATTTAATGGCCCCAAAAACCCAACCCTTGTTTGTCCTTGTTGTGTTGGTAATATTACACTGAAATATGCTTTTTGATTTTCATTTGTTTTAGTATCATAAAAATCCAATTTGAAAAAACTACCTTTAAATGAATTTGCAAAATAAAATAATTCAGAGTCTTTGAATGTCGCGTTTGCGTAATCAACAGACCAATCACTTGAAGTTGCCATTGTAACTTGAACGGTTGAATCTAAAAAGTAAAAATCATAGTTTATATCGGTTTTATCAGGGGTTTGTGGATAAGGTTTATTTGCAAACCTTGTGGTTTCAAAATCATCAATACCGTTTATTAAATCTTGTAATATATTATTTTCAAATTCAACTATCCCATCATTTCTTCCTGCCATATCGAAAGTCACTTCAACAGGTATGTTAATGAACGTATCATTTGGTGTATTACTAAATCTGTAATAATTATTATTCACAATCGTCGTTTATAATTTGTTGATATTCATTAGAGAATGTATTGTTATTTCTTTGAATTGGGTATTGTAAAAATATACAATTTAGAAATGGATAATGAGCTCCGTTTATGAATGGGTTATTAACCCCTATACCGTCACTATCAATAAACCCATATGTATATAAATCTCTCCATAACCATTTATTATTGAACTCACTAAACCAAGAATATCCTGGTATACCATCTACAGATTGTCTATCACCATTTTCAACATAATCGCTAAAAGCTCTAATTTGTATTGAGTGGTGGGGGTTATATAAATAACCATCAGGATAGTTTTGAGTTCCTGAAGTTTGAAACAATATATCATTAAATGAATATTTATGTACTATTTTTGACAAAACATATTCTTTTTGCTCGATATAATTGTATTCGCAAAAATCTCCAAAAATAACATCATTTTCATTTAATATGTCATTATAGTAAAAAGTTTGACCGTTATAGAAATAAGATAATGTTGGTATGTTATCTTTGTTCAAAGAACTGCTGTGATTCCACCAAGTATCAACAGAATTTTCTAAAAAGTTAAAGTTCCATCCAATGTCAATACCGCTAAGTGTTCCATTTTGATTTGGAAAAGGTTTGTTAAACCATCCCATATATCCTCTGTTTACCACGGTAAAAAATAATTCAGTTATTGGTTTTCCATTGTTGTCAATGTAAGGGGCAATTTTTATATCTTTGTCAAATGTGAATGAAAAACTTTGAGTATTATTTTTTATCGAAACTCTTTGTATTTGATTAGGTGTAAGTGCTGAATATTCTAATTTTCTATCAATAGCAAATGGATTGTTTTCAAAACCAATTTTAGCAATATTACATTGTTCGCTGTTTTTTATTATTTTATGTAATCTTACGTAGTATATTGATTTTGTTTCTGCAGAGTTCGAAGTTTCAGTAATTCTTTTTAAATTTCCATATATACCTGTTTGAACATCAACGGGTGGGTATTTTAAATCATAAATCGTAAAAACTTTTTCTTCTGAATTAATGGTTCCATCACCTAAAGAATAAACTTGAAAAATTGTTCTATTGTTAATCGGGACCGATAGTTCAACAAAATCTCCAATTTTTAAGTTGTGAATTGTCCCACAATAAAAATAAACAAGTTGTTTACCGTTAAACTTACCTGTAGTCAAAACATAAGGTATACCGTTACCAGCCAAAAAACCACTATTTGTTACACCAAACTTTTCATCAGTATAGGACATTGTTTGAGCAGTAGTGCTAGAAAACGCATAACTAATATAAAATGACCAATTATATGATGACGCACTTTTAGTCACAAAAGGAATATGACCTGTGATACCACTCACTCTTACCATTGTAAATTCATCAAATTGTGGATTTCCTTCCCAAAAATTAGAATTATTAGTGGCGTTTGTTATGGCATTTGTATAATACAGATAATTTTTAAATGGCGTATATGAAGTTTTACCGGTAACTACGTTATCAAAAAGGTTTGTAATTTTACCAGCAACTCTAAACTTATCACTTGATTGTCTTTCTTGATTGAAAACAGTTTGTTGATTTACTAAAATACTTCTATCTCCTTCAATCAACTCTCTTCTATCCCCAATCAATGGTGGTTGTATCAAAACATCTCTATCGACACTACCAGCACTTCTTTCAGAGCCGAGAACTATTCTTATTTCATTTTGATTACTCATCTTGATTTAAAATGTATAATTTAATGTATCTGTTTATCGCACTTTTACCTTTATTTAATCCATAATAAAAATGATTTGGACCACCAACAACATACTGTTGAGGTGTTCCTGCGGGCCAATTAGGATTTGCTAAGCCTTGTGTTGTTTGGTTGTATATAAAACCTCTTCTTCCTGTTGTTGAAGAATTAAAATATGGTGTTGTTGGCGGTTTGAAACTAAATCTTTGATATGGTTGTGAATAAAACCCACCACTTGATAATACGTTAGTATACCAATCGTTTTTATCTGAACCAAATATTGTTGTAGTTACATCTGATTTCCATTGATATGTTGGAACAACTTGTGTTTTTGGATACCCGAAAAAGTTTGTTAGTGATGGTGTAAAGGTTTGAATACCTGGACTCAAGGTTAGTCTGTTTACCGTATTAGAACTAAAAAATATCCCCATAAGTGCATCTCCCGTTCCTAAATAAAGTTCATTGTCAGAATAGTTGTCTTCATCAAATTCTTCTATACCGTATTCAGAGTTTATTGAAAACATTTGTGCAACATCACCATCTATTCTATCTTCACTTCTCGAAAACATTTTATTTATCGATGCATCTCCTAAACCTAAAACTTGTCCCCAAAAGTTTGAGTTTATAAGTCTTGATATGATAAAAAGTTGTAAAATTTCTGAACTGTCATTATATGATGTGCTTTTGATTGTTTCAATTAAATATCCTTCGAAATTAGGGTTAGTACAAATTTGTTTTGTGAATTCATCTCTTGGCCCCAAATCCATAATTGTCGTTGGAAAAAAAAGATTACGAGTATTCATCCCTTTAAAGTTAGCATCTTGTAATGTTGGGTTTAAGAATGTTCCCTGTCTTGGTTTTTGACCAATAAAGTTATTTCCATCGTATACTGCACTTCTATAGAAAAGTGAATTGGTAGTTCCACGAGTGTAAAATATTGGTCCTTGATGTGGTCGTAATGTACTATCAGGTGTTCCACAAAACTTATATTTTTTAGGTTGTCCTGTAATACTAAAAATTGTTTGTTTTTTTAATGAAAACATATATAATGTTCCATTAACCCAATTGTTTTGAAATACGTGAGAGAAAATTCCTCTACATGCGGCAAATACCATTCTAAATCTAGTCTTCCATTCAAAAAAGTAAGTTATGTCTTTTGGTATTGAAACAATCAGTGGGTTATCAACAAACTTATAACAACCTCCAGACATTCTTTTACCGTTGGGGTTTTCACTACAAGGATTTTGAACTGAAAATGATGTTCCTCCACCTTGGTAACATTTTAATACTGTCATATTTTCACAGTTTAATGATGCTAAAATAGTATTTGAAATTTGACTTGGTGTGTCTCCTGTAATGTCTTGAGCGTTGTTTGTTGTATCACCAGGTCCATTAGTTGTGGGAGCTAAAGTAACTCCTCCACCACCATCAACAGTGTATATAAAAAAGTTGTCGTTTAAAAATAAACTAAAAGAACTATTACCACTTACTTCTGTTATATCTGAAGTTGGCAATCTATCTGACCTGAAAACAATATTTGTTGAGTTTGATACTGTAATATTTGTATTTACTGTTGTGTGGTAGGCTGGTGAGTAAACTCTTGTTGTTGTATTTGTAGTGTTTAATGGAGTTCCAGGAACTGCAGTAGACGCGATTAATGAACCACCTTCAATATTACCTTGAGGAGTTAAAACACCGTTTGTCCATTGGAATGCTAATCTATTATTCCAAACACTTGGTTGAATATTAGAATACACACCTTGTGGTAATGTAAAATACCCCAAACTAAGAACATCTGAACTATAAGCTTTAAACGTGCTTTGTGATTTATCGGTCGAGTTATAATAATATGGGCTGTTATTTGTAAACGCCGAAAATAATGTAGCGTCAGGAGTAAATCCAAATGACGGATGATAAAGAGAAACGTTCGTGTTATTTGCAACTAAATGTGATTCTGGTGTTTTATAATCATTAAACCACAAACCACTACCCGTATTTTGTTGAATTGGTATATTCAAGTAATAACTACCCTCAACAAATGGTCCAGTTCCTAAGTTGTAACCAAATAGTTTTGATAAGTCATATTTGATATTTTGTTTTTCTGTATATGGGTCAGTTCCTCTTGTTAAGAAAATTACCTCGTAATTTGCAAAATCATCAATAAATTTAATTGGGAATACATAGTCACACTGTTGAGGTAACAGACCATAACAAAATCTTTGTGTTTTTTTAAATAGGTATTTATTTAATAATCCTCCCGAGGTATTTGTCAAACCAGAAAACTGTGTTACAGTCCCTCCTGTAATTACTTGAAAGTATTCGACACCGGCAGGAAATTTATAATCTTTTCCATCTTCAGAGATTTTTAACTTCAAGTTTGCGGTTTGTTGTGTTCCTGATTGATTTATATAATTCACAGGAACCGTAACTAAACTTGATGCGTTAAACAAGGTTGTGCCTGTAATACTATTAGTGTTAAATTGATTAGCGTTTGTAATTCCTGTTAAGTTAGGGTCATTAATTTTACTAACATCTTGGAATGTTAATATTTGTCCAGGTGGTAATCCATTGAATGTTCCACTATCGACAAATAACATTAATACACTATCGGTAAATGGTTGTGACGCATCAACTGTTATTGTATTTGGAATTGTGTTTCTAACAGTGGTTTGAATGAGGTTTTCCCCATCAAAATATCTTTGTCTTAAATTTGCAAGATTTAAAGATTGTGACAATGTAATGTCATTTGCTAAAAATTTTATTCCACCTTGAGCAGGAATTTCAGCAATTGGTGTTTTTATTAGTTTATCATCATTATTTCCTAAATTTTGAAATTGGTAACCCGCCATTGCTTGTGCAACCCCATTGTTGTAAGCAGGAACATCATTAGAGTTTGCCGCTAATATCGAATTATAGGTGCTGAAACTAACTGTGGAATTTGTGTCTCCAAGTGAGCTATTATTTTGTGACGATATTGAAGCGTTTGCAGTCTGTGCAAACGGGGATTGTGTCGCGTCTTCTGTTAGTGGTTCATCGGTACAAGAGCAAGCTTCACAATCAGGATAAGACAACATCGGTAAGGATATTCTTTTAAAAGGGTTGGTTTTATCTAAAGGTTTTATCGGCTCTCTTTTACAACCACCTTTCGGTCTTGCTCCAAAAGTTATAAATCTTATCGCCAAACAAATACCATAAATGACACCATTAATCAACCGTATTATTAAATTTATAATAATTCGTATTATCGGATATAAAAAGGCCAATACATGTAAAATAATTATTAAAGTTATAAACGTTGGGGTCATTAAAATTGTTAATAAACTAAATAGGAAAAAAATAAAGTCAAAGTTTCTTACACCATCATTGACTGGAAATCTATTTGTTGTTGTTGTGCATCTTCTGTCTGTTATTTCTTTAATTCCCAAGTGTCTACTTCTATTAAATCCCCATTTCCACCTATCAATAAAATTAGAAATAGTATAAACCTTGTTGAAATGCAACTCGTAAAATTTATCTTGACAATTGACGGCCTCTTGAATCATTTGTTGACCTATTGTGGTATTAACATCTCCGTAGTCATCCCACTCTAAACTAAAGGCATATGATTTTAACTGCGCAGCGGGGTCTGTTGGTGTATCTACATTTGCATTTGTCCATCCCCATTCTTTTACGTTTGGGACGAGATAATCGGCTCTTAATACACTAGCCCTCATACCATCTTCATTTTGGAATTGAATTCTAAATCTATATTTACCTTTTGTTGGTATTCCGACATTCGGGTCTGTTGACAACACTTGTTCTCCGAATTCATTTGTTGTAACATAATCTAAATTCATGGGAACATTTACCAACCAAGTCCCGTTGTCGTCAATAACTTTTCCACCTTCAGGTAAAGAATACTGTTCCAAAGCGGGTCTACCGTTTACATCATAATTAATTGTTTGTCTAATGGCTAAAATCCTACCTTGCCCTGTTACTAAATCACATAAGTTTCCAGAGTCTTTTTTTGGTTTACAGTTTGATTTTAGAAAATCCTCTTCACTTGTAGAAAATATAGACCCCATAAAAACCGCCTGAGGTGTTATTTCGATTCCTAAATCTCTTAAATCAAAATCAACTCTTGTGATACCAACATTACAAATATTTTCTTCACCCCAAAAAGATGCAACATCAATGTCTTTTTTTTGTCCAACAATTTGTGGTAAAGAATCTAAGTCGGTTGATGATTTAAATTTGTCTCCATCAAATTGTTCTGAACTTCCTCGACCTAATCTTATTAGGTCTGAAGGTCTTAATGAAAAACAACCAATATTAGATAAATCTAAATCCAATACAGCAGTTTGAATACCTAAAGGCACTCCAACAATCATAAAATCACCACTTTCATTTGTTTTGACGGTGTATTTATAATATTTTTCGTAAATTTGTAGTACTTCTTTTCTTTTAAGAACGTCCTCCACATCTGGGAACGTGCCAGTAGGCATGTGACCGCCATACTCTTGAACGTATGGTAGTAGATTATATCTAAAACCATCTTCGTTTTTTTGTTCAGGTCTTTTGTAAGGGTATAATGTTGATATTATTGGGTCGTTTTCATCAAAAACATCCAAAGGGACAAAAATTGACACATTGGCGTTGGGGACACCATAACCACCGTTAACTACAACTCTTCCTGCTACTACACCATAATCGGCACAAAATCTAGTGTATACATCCTCTTGTCTCAATTTGAGAGAAAGTATTTCTAAAAAGTCAAAATCTTGGGTTACACTGATTCTTAAATTTTGGTCCTTTAGTGGTTGAGCCTTAAGTCTATATGTTTTTGTCATTAATTATTTTAAAATAAATAGATAATTTAGGTTTTTTATTAAAAACTAATCATCTAAGAAATAAAATAAATGATTTAGTAGAAGTCTACAGTTCTTAGTTGTTTGACTCTGACATTGATGTCTCTTGAGTCAAATCTAATTTGGTAAATTTGGTCAGGTTCTGCAAAAATAGTATCGTCAATCAAAAGAATTTGTTTTGTTTCAATGTCGGCGTATCTTTGTGATGTTTCTGATGAAGAATACTGCCCTCCAACCTTATTGTAAATTTTCAAATCCGTTAAGGTACTGACACCGGCAGTATTTTGTATTAAGTTTCTAACATCTGAAACATTTACATTTTGCCCTAAGTCCCTGTTTTGAGGGTTCATATATTTAGAAACTTGGTCTATTATTTGGGCAATTATCTGACTTTGGGCGGTATTGTTTTCTATCACAACTGAAATTTCAAATTCCAAGTCAATTACTTTAGCGACATCAATAGATATGTAGTCATTTATCATTCTATATTTAGAAAGGTAAATTGCAAGATTTGTTTTAAGTGCGTTTGGAACTGTTTGTGTTAAATTACCATCTCCGTCGTAAGATAAAATTTGAACGGTTACTTTGTTATTATTTTCTGTAATTGCAACTTTTGCCGGCGCTCCAAATTTACCAGGCATTGTGTCAATCAAGGATTTATAATCATTTACGGTTACGGCTCTTTTTTGTGCCGCAAAATTAAATGCAACCATATTTCTTGCTTCTTCGATTGTTGGTTGATTTGCTCCACCGACAGCACTTGTAACATTATTTACTTTAATTGACTGAATAACGCTTTGATTAATTTGGGGTGATGGCCCGTTAACCGCTAAGTCAATCAACCCTACTTGATTAATGGCTCCAACACCAACATTTGACGCCGTTCCACCACCAACTCGGTATTGAACAAATAAGGTGGTATTTGGTGTTACAGTTAAACCTAATCCTATGTTATTTTGGTAGTTTTGTATTTTCAAGGGTATTCCAATATTTGCAAACTGTTGTAATTGTTGATTTGGTGTTGTTGTTGCCGCACCAAATTGAATTTTCATATACCCTTCAGGTGTGTATTCAGAAATAAATCTATTATCTGTTTTAATATATCTTCCAACTTTTATACCCGCATTATCAATTGGTTTTGTAGTGTCTTCGATAAAGACGGTGTCTTCTGCTAAAGCATCCACTTCGTACCATTTATTTGGGCTTGTTATAAATTCCGCATTAGTTGGTGTTGATTGATATTGTGTTCCGTCTTTTTGAATTATAGTTGTCACAGACAACACATCTTTTTCAGGTAAAAAGAAATTATAAAATGGAATAACGTCTGAAGCATTAACAACCTGTTTATAAACTTTAGTCACGCCATTAACGACCACTTCTCTTTTAGTCATTATATAACTAATTATTTTATTGTTAGCGTCAAAAATAGGAACTTTAGTTCTGTTATTAAACCCTTCATTATTATATTGAGTTGAAAAATCAACATCATAAACCGTTTCGAAAGTTTGACCCCCTCCATTAAACTGAGCACCTGCTCTTAAGATACCAAGATAACGAGTATCTTCATTATCTCCAAATGCCGGAACTTGTATCGAAATGTCTGCAAGGGCAACTGATGGTCTAAAACCTGGAATTTTTAATCCATATGTTCTTGCAATATTAAAAATAGAGGACCTTTGCTGAGCATATTGTAAAACAGTTTCTTGTATACTTCTGTCAATATGAAAATGTAAATTATCACCTATAGCGGCATTTAAATCCATCAACACTGAAAAAATTGAAGCGTCGTTAAAATTTTGGATTATGTCGGGGTAGTATTGTTGTGTGTAATTAATCAGGTCTTTTCTTAGACTATCAAAATCTCTACTAGTATAGTTAATTTTTTGTGTTGCCATATTATATATTAAGTATTATAAATTCCCTTGAACCAAAAGCACTATTATCGTCAGTATAATCTATAGTAAGTTTAGCGGTATATTCTTGTGTTTCTTTACCAGGAATTTTATATATCTCACTAGTTCCTAATAAATCTTGATTCAATTCTCCTGGCGCCTCGTCAGACTGCAAATACGGCACAACACTTATATCATTAATGGTTAAGTTTGGTATGTATTTTTCAATTTGCTGTTGGACTTCTGATTTTATAGCATCAAAAGTTTCGCCATCAAGTGGGTCAAAAATATATTCATATATCCTAGTTCCAAAATCAGGATTATAATATCTACTTCCTTTTGCGGTTAATAGTAGATGTAGAAGATTAGCTCTAATTTCATCACCAGCGTTTTCACTCAAACCGAAGTAATAATTTAGAGGACTTTCTCTAAATGGAAAAATAACTCCATAAGTATTTCCTTGTGCCATATTTAATAAATATAATATTCAATATTTTTAGTTAAATAACATAAAACAAAAAATCCGAGAGTAATCTCGGATTAAATTTAAGAAGAACAACCAAAACACTCAAATTCAGAATCTGTTGGTCTTTTAGGTAAAATACCTTCATTAAATACCCTATCAGGTTTTGGTGAAGGTGGGGTTTGTTTTTTTGACATATCTAAGGCCAAATGTTTCGCTCCTGTTGATATTGCCTTTGTCCTAACATAATAACAAAGTGTTTTCAAACCACTTTCCCATGAGTGAAAATGTGATGATGTAATCTTTGATAATGTTGGGTTTGCCATATATATATTCATTGATTGTGATTGGTCAATAAATGGTGCTCGTTCTGATGCCATATCAATAAGTTGCTTTTGTGAAATCTCCCAAATTGTTTTGTATTTAGGAATTAAATGTTCAATTCTTTTAACTTTCTTATTGTAATTTTTGTCTTCAGTGTCTAAATAATTGTTAAAATTAATATTTTGAATTGAACCTTCATTTATAATAATTTCGTTTTTTAAGTCTTCTGACCAAATACCAATTTTTTCAAAGTCATTTATGAGGTATTTGTTTACAATCATTATTTCTCCACCAACAACTCTTCTGTTAAATAATGCTGAATGTGCTGGTTCAGTCATTTCAAATGAACCTGTAATTTTAGCCGATGACGCAACAGGCATCTGAGCGGTAAATAAAGAATTACAAATACCATAGTCAGAAACACTTTTCTTCAGTTTACTCCAATTCCACATTCCAGAAAGATTTGTTTCATCAATTCCCCACATATCAAATTGGAAAATACCTTTTGACATTGGTGACCCTTTGAAAAATTTGTAAGGTCTGTACTTACCTTTTATACAAAGTTGGTTACTTTCATAAATGGCCGCGTAATAAATTGTTTCAAAGATTTCTTTGTTCAGTTTTCTTGCCTCATCAGATGTGAAAATGTAGTCCATTAAATAAAATACATCGGCCAACCCTTGAGTTCCGATAGCAATTGCTCTTTGCTCAAGACCTCCTTTTAACCCTTTTTTCGTTGAGTAGTTATTGATGTCTACAACCTTATTCAAGGCTCTTACAACTTTTCTAACCTCATTAAAAAGTTTTTCGAAATCAAATTTATTTCCATTTACAAAGTTTTTTAAAACCATAGAAGATAGTGTACAAATTGCAGTAGTGTTTTCATCTGTATATTGGTAAATTTCATTACAAAGATTTGATTGTTTAATGACACCTATGTTTTGGTGATTGGTTTTTTTATTAGCGTTATCTTTTGAACACAAGTAAGGAACGCCAGTTTCAATTTGTGATTCTACAATTTTTGACCAAATTCTTTGTGCTGAAACTTTTTTACCCAATCCCATTTGAACCGCATTATTGTATACCTCCTCGTATTCATCACCATAACATTCTTGTAATGGTTTTAAATCCGCTTTTTTAATGTCGTTTGGACAAAACAAATACCAATCTCCGTTATTTTTAACAGCTCTCATAAAATTATCAGGAATCCAAAGTGCAGTAAATAAGTCACGAGCTCTTAATTCTTCGGCACCTGTATTCTTTTTAATGTCTAATAAATCAAAAATATCTTTGTGCCATGGTTCTAAATAAATGGCCGCTGAGCCAGGTCGTCTTCCTTGTTGGTTAAAAAATCTTAATGATTCATTTACAATTTTAAGGTATTTTAATAATCCACCCGCATAACCACCTGAGGTTGTAATTCTACTTTCTTTACTTCTAATGTTAGACATTGAAAGACCTATACCAGCAGCATCGGAAGAAAAAGTTGATATGTCATTTATTGTGCCTAATAAACCTTGTCTTGAGTCATAGTTATTGTAATGTAAAACACAAGATGCTAATTGTGGAACTTTGGTTCCTGAATTAATCATTATGGGAGTTGCTTTTGAAATTAACTGATTAGATAAAGACTTATAATAATCAACCGCATCTTCGAAAGTATCTGTAACCCAAAGAGCAACTCTCATATACATATGTTGTGGTCTTTCAATTACTTTACCATTTGGTTTTTTCAACAAATACATTTCTTGTAGTGACCTCCAAGCAAAGTAGTCAAAGTTATAATCGTTATCATGATTAATTACTGAGTCGATTAGACTAGAACCATATTCATCAATTTTTTTAATTAATTCTTCATGAATAATTCCGTCAGAATATAATTCTTTAATGGTTTCTGAAAAACTATCCGAAGTTTCTTTGTGATAAGAAGAAATTGCAACTGATGATGCCAATCTTGAATAATCGTGATGACTACCAGTATATGATGCCGCTATTTCATAAATTAACTTATCTAGCTCTTTTGTCGTTACTTCTCCTTCTGTAGGGACAGATGTTATTACTTTTATAAAAATTTCATCAGAATTTACATTCAGACCTTTTGCTGAGCGTTTAACTCTATTGTAAATTTTTTGTGGATTAAAAGCGACATTTTCTTCCGCTCTTTTAATAATTTTCAATGACATAGTTTATAATTTAGAAATCTTCTGTAAATGTTATTGTTTCGTTCAACTTTGCTTTTTGATATTCAACAGTTCTAGACTCGAAGAAATTTCCTTTTGTTTCAACTGCGATTTGTTCCATAAATTTAAATGGTTGTTCTACGTTATATTCTTTAGAACATCCAAGTTTAACAAGTAACCCATCAACTACAAACTCAAGATATTGTTTCATTAAATCTGAGTTCATCCCAATTAAAGAAATCGGTAATGATTCAATGATAAACTCTTTTTCAATTTCTAAAGCTGAAAGGACTATTTCTTTTATTCTTTTTTCAGATGGTTTATTTTCAACATGGTTATTCAATAGGTGAATGGCAAAATCACAATGTAAGTTTTCATCTTTAAAAATAAGTGAGTTTGCGTTACATAGACCTTGCATAATTCCTCTTGATTTCATCCAAAAGATAGAACAAAAAGAACCTGAAAAGAAAATACCTTCAACCGCCGCAAACGCAACCAATCTTTCGGCAAACGATGCGTTTTTAATCCAATTCAAAGCCCATTTTGCTTTTTTCTTAACTGCTGGTAGTCTGTCAATTGCGTTGAAACATTCATCTTTTTCTTTTGGGTTACTAATGTATGTATCAATCAATAATGAATACATTAAAGAGTGAATGTTTTCCATTGCTAACTGCATACCATAAAAGAACTTAGCTTCGGGGTATTGTACTTCACGATAAAAGTTTTCGGCTAAATTTTCATTTACAATACCATCTGAAGCGGCAAAAAATGACAAAACATTTTTAATAAAAAATTTTTCATTATCAGTTAGATTTTCCCAATCTCTGATGTCTTTTGTTAAATCAACTTCTTCTGCCGTCCAAAATGCCGCTTGATGTTGTTTATAGTATTCCCATATGTCGTTGTGTTCAATTGGGAAGATGACAAAACGTCCAGTGTTTTCTGTTAATATTTTTTCCATAGTTTAATTAAATTAAGATTGTTGTTCTTTTAATCTCTTTTTTTCTAAGAGTTCTTTGACACGATTTTTGTTTTTTTCTTCTTTTTGTTCTTCCAAACCTAAAAAAGTCATACTTTGTTCTGTGTCTATTTCTAATAATGCATTATCAAACTTACAGTTTTCAAATACAATTCCGTCTTTACCTATTCTTGACTTTGTAATTGCTATTGTTGCCAAGTTCATTTCTTTTTGTTGTAGGCTTTTAGCTACCGTTATAATTACGTGTCCAACTTGTGCTTTTTTGATTGACCCACCCATTTGGTCTGTTGTAACCACTTCAGATGAAATCGAATTACGATTACCTTGTGTTGCTGTCCAACCCGCTAAATCTAACTCATGACACATGGCCTCGAAAGCTCTCATAACCGACCCTTCACTTTTCCACTCGTCTTTCAACACTTTATCAGCAACCACACAATCAATATAATCTAAAATAATCATATCTACTTTATTGCCCTCAGCAATCATTTTTCTAATTTGATTCTTAATTTGATTCATTGTTACTGTATCTGACGGTAACTTTTTTAAAATCAATTTGTTTTTTCTTGATGATTGAATATGTTTTACTTTTTCAATAACACTTTTTCTGTTTTCTGACAAATCATCAGGATGTATACCGGTCCATAAAGTAATGTGCTTCCTTTGAATAATTTTCGAATTATCTTCGAAAAATATTTGTAATACATTGTAACCTAAATTAAATGCGTGATTTGCAATTTTAGTTGTAAATGTAGACTTACCGACACCTGTGGGCGCTAAAATAACACCAATTTCTCCTTTTGCCAAACCTCCCCTTAATAAATTATCAATACCAGAGATACCTATTGGAATTGGGTGCCTATAATCGTCATCTAACACCTCATCTAAGTTGAAAAATACATCTGTTGTTCCTTTATCAACTTCACCAACTTGTAGAGCCCCTCTTACCATTTCTTCAAGGTGGTCATAACTTTCAAAGTCACCTTTATCGATAATGAATTGAGCCTTTGTCATTACCTTTTGTAACTCTTGTTGTTTACAAAACTTTAATGATTTTTCTTGAACAAAAGAAGAGCCTTCATCTGATACGTTTTTGACCTGTTCAATAGTATCTAAAATACTTTTTTGAGCCATTGGTGATGATATTTCTGACTTGGTAAGTTGTTCCAATGTGTCAAAAGTTGGTGTGTGTTCATATTTTGAATAGAACTCTTTAACCATCTGACATATAATTCTGAAATACTGGTTATCAAAATAATGTGGGTCAATTACTTCTAAGATTGAGTTGGAAAAGTCCTTATAAAGGATAATATTATTAAGTAGTTGGATTTGAAAAGTATTACCTAAATAACCAAAGTTTTTTTTGTCTGACATATTATTTTTTTTTAATATTTGATAAATATTCTTAATCGAGTGAATAGTTTAAGTATTTGTAATATAAATTTTTAGATGAAAAAATGTCAGTTAGATCCTTTAGTATGGTTTTTATTGTTGGTCTTATATCCAGAGTATATCTAGCCTTTGGTGGGTATAGTTTAGCGTCTATAGTTCTATGACAAATTGTCTCATTTCCTATTTTTATAATAATATTAAAATATTCTGGACCATCTGTATTTGCGGTTTCTAATATGGAAGGGTCTTGTTCGATTTGATATCGATTTTCCAACATATAAAAAACCGACTTATTTCTTAGTTTTGTTTGTAAGTCATTTGATAAACTCGTAACGTAGTTTAATAACTCAAGACTATTTTTAGCCTTTGGGTTGAATCCTCTTACATTAAAAAATCTTTGGACTACAAAGTTATCGTTTAAGGTAATTAAAAATTCAATTTTTGTAATGTCTTGATTTTCTTTCATAATTTTAGTTTTTTCTTTTAAATTTTGTTTTTTCTTTTCTTGTTAGTTTTAAAAATGGCGTTAGAAAATATGTCCAATTATTATCAGTTTTAGGTAAAAACTTAAATAAACCATCTTCCATCATCATCCTTATAAGGTTTTTATAACCTCTTCCATCGGGGTCTAAACTTTCAAAATAGTAACGGTAGACCATCTTTTTACCGTCTTCGTCAATTAAAGGATTACTTAAGTCTACAAGTTTTTTGTTTATTTCAAAAAACTCTAATCCAAATATACCTTCTTTAGTTTTTCCAGTTAATAGATTTTGAAGTGCGACATTATCTTTATTTTCTTTGATTAATTCTTCACCTTTTGTTAAAATATCGTCGAACTCAATTTGTTTTTCAAGTAGTTCAGGAAAAAATTTCAGTAATGTTTTTTCACCAAGATAAAATATGCCATCAATATTATCTGAATCATCACCCGTTATTATTTTAACTGTTTTAACATTATAGTGGGGAATTAGATTTTCATAAAGTTTAATTTTATCCCCTAATTTGAAATAAGTTTTGCTGGATGGTGAATATATAGTAACTTTGTCTGAAATGAGCTGTGTTAGGTCCCTATCACTTGAGAATATTGTTTTATGTTCGTCTTCAGATATACTACAATAGTATGCTATTAAGTCATCCGCTTCTGAATGTTCGACCTCTAATTGTCTCACAAACATTTCTTCCAAGTATTGTTTTACTCTTTGTTTTTGAATGTTGAAAGATTCTTCTTTTAATTCGTTTTCTGAACTTTTTCTGTTCAACTTATACTTAGGGTAAATCAATCTTCTTCGTGACGTGCTCCTGTTACTGTCCCAAAACACAACAACTTTGTCAAAATTAGACTCTTCTAAAAATTTACGTAAAGTATTCAAAAAGTGCCAAATACCTCCGATGTGTTTTCCATCGTGATAAAATTCTCTAACACCATGAAAACCAATTTTCAATAAATTATTTCCGTCTACGAGTAATGTCTTTGACACTCACTAATTTTTAATTGTTACTACTCTACTCATTCTTTTTCTTCTTTCAAATCAAAATCGCCATCCACACCAATTATGTCTTTCCAATAATCTGCATAGTCTTTTTTGTATTTTTCTATATTTAGTTTTTCTTCAGTTGTGTCTTTACCAGCAATAAAACCATGCGGCGTTACAATTATTTTACCATCATCATATCCAAGACCATTTATGTGATTTTTCATCACAGACACTTTAGTTCTTGAGGCAAACTTAACGGTTCTTTTGTCTTTAGTTGCCGTAATCTTAGTTGTTCCCGCGCCTTTTTGATTTCCAAATAAAAATACTAAAGATGAATTCAACCAAATAGCCTCGCCGCCTTTTGCTTTTATTTTAGGTTGTCCAAATGGATTGTCAGGTAACTCTACCCAAGGTTGGTTTACAATTATCAAAGTATTTTCATATTTAGAGTCTGACTTACGAGAACCAGAAACTCTTTGGTTTATTCCCATACCAATTTTATCCGCCAAAGCCGCAGCGTTATGTTGTTTCCCGCCACGACCTTCATATGTCATTTTACATGGAACAGAACCTACAGAGTCCCACATTATACATAGTGAATATTCTAACTCTCCTTTTTCTTGAGCGTTTAATAAACTATTAATGTAATCTGTTATTTGTTCGATGTATTCGAAGTCGTTGTTGAAAATAAAAAATCCATCCCAATCAACTTCGCCTGTTTCTTCATCTACAACTTCTTCACAGTCAAAACCCATAAGTTTTGCATGTTCAAAAGACCATTTTTGTTCTGTAATTATAAAAACAGGAAGTATTCCTTTTTTTTGAGCATCAACCGCAGTTTTAACAAGAGCGGTAGTTTTACCCGTATCTGAGTGACCTAAAAACATATTAAGGTGTCCAATAGCTGGTCCTGGTAGACCAACAGCATCAAGAAAATCACCACCTAAATCGAAAAATCTTTGTGGTTTATACTTCGCTGAAGTTGAAAACTTTTTCTTCAGTGAACTAAAATCATTTTTTTTAATAGCCATGATTATATTTCGTAAATTTCTAAGTTGTTAATTGTGTCTAATTTATCTTTTGCATTTGCTAGCTGTTCAACCAAATTATCCATTTCTTCTGTGTGTTGTGGGTGTTCTCCAATCCCAACAGGATTTGTAAAATAAACATATAAACGAGCTTCAGCATCTGCAATGTCTGATTCATATTTTTTTACAAGAGCGTCTTTTAGTTTTTCTGCAATAAATCTGTTCATTTTTTTTGTTTTTTTTGAAAGTTAATAAAAACAGGCTCATTTACCGAGCCCGTATAGTTAGTTTGAATTAGAATGGTAAATCTTCTGCAGGTTCGTCGTTAGCCTGTAGGTCAATAACCGGTTGTTTTGTTTGTTTTCCACCTCCAAGTGAAATTTCAGCCTCTTCACCATAGATATATTTTTTAAGTTCAGAGTTCCAAATTGGAGTTTCTCCAACAGCGACAGCCTCTAAATACTCTACAGGTTTTTTTGAATATACGTCATTCCAAGTAAGTTCATCTTGTAACCAATCCTCCATGATAACTTTATCTGTATGTAATATTTGTGGGTCATCATACATAATAGTTTGAATTACGGTATACTCTTTTCCTTGTGGGGTTTTTGCCTTTATAAGTTCGATAATTAAATCACGTCCTTTTTCGGCGTCTGTTACATCACCTTTTGCTTTCCAAATGGGTAAGATTTTGTCCAATACGCCTTCTTGTTTGTAGTTGTGTTTAAATCTCCAAAATTTAACTCCATCTTGTTCGTTGTCTCGGTCGATTACTTTAACAATATAAAATAAACGTGAACGATACTGTGACGCCAAATCTTTGTCTTCTTTTTTTCCTGTGGAAATAAGTTCATTATAAACTTCAGTTAATGGTGAACGTTCATTGTCATTTTTATCAGGGTCATACAACTTAACCCATTGTCCGTTTACTTGAATTTCGTGATACCAAACTTCAACAAATGGTGATGAACCATCTTTGGTAGGTAGGATACGAATTCTTCGTGATGCCGACTTTTCATTCTTTTGAAGAATTGCTGAAAAATACTTCTTTAATCTGTCTTCTTGAGAAATGTTTGTTTTTTGTGAACTCGTAGTTGTTGAGTTCTTTTCGTACTGTGCTAGTACTGAATCTAATACTGAATTTGCCATAAATAAATTTTTAATTATTACTCTTTTATCTTTATAAGAATATAACTGAAAAATAGATTTTGTCAAATAAAAAAGGGAAGATAATTCTTCCCTCAATTTATAACATCAATTTAAAAATTAAAATGTATTTTCGTCTTCATCTTGGTCAAAAATTCCAAAAGTTTTTTTAACTTCGTTTGGTGAAAAGTTTTCAACCTCGTCGGAAGTTAAAATATATTCATCTTTACCTTGTTTTTCAAAATCTTCTTTTTTGTCTTCAAAATAATCTGTAAGTTTTTGATTATATGGGTATGAATCTAATGAACGTAACATAAGTTTTTCTTCAGGACTTTTTGTTCTATATTTTTCAACTTTACTTTCGATAGAATTTATTTTTGACATTATTTGGTCCATTTGGTTCAACTTGGTTTCCAAGTCATTAATTTTTTGGAACATTCCGTCCATAAATTCTTCTTGTTTTGTTTTAATTTCTTGTTGTGTTGTCACCAAATCAGTTATGTCCAATTCTTCAGTTTCTTCTTCTTCATCTTTTTTTTCTGTATCTACTTCTTCTACATCAGGGTCTGACTTGACATCAACAGGCTCTGGAATTGCTTCAGCTCCTCCTGCATCAGGTGCGGGTGCAGCTCCTGCTTCAGGTGCTGGTGGTGCTCCTGCTTCAGGTGCTGGTGGTGCTCCTGTGTCAGGTGCTGTTGGTGCTCCTGTGTCAGGTGCCGGTGAAACTTCTTGTTCATTAATGTAACTTGTGATTTGATTAAATCTTCTTAACTCTTCAAGGATTTGTTTTTCTATATTCATTTTTTATCCATTTAACAATGTTTTAGTCCCTGTTGGGGTTTCGACTTTTAACGTTTTATTTGTTTTAATTGTGTTGTCTACGCGTTCAATAAGACCGTCTTTTATTCTTATTGTGTAACAATCACCTGTGTCCAAATCGCAAACTTCTTGGTATCCATTACCTTTGTCTTTTTGCGCGATTTTAGTATCTTTTCTAAGATAGTTGTCTAATAACATTTTAATTTCCATAGTTTTTTTATTATAAATATTAGGTTATGGGAAAAATAACACATATGCGTTCTCGAAAACCGTTTTATACCTATTATAAATATCTAGTATGTCCGGAAAACTTGAATTAACTTTTTGTGCTTTTCTAAGTGTAAAATCAGCGGCGCTTGTTGGTAAGTTAGTGTAAAGTACTACACCACCAGCAGGACTCACAAATCGACCTTCAACTCTAAATAAAGTATAAAGTGAGTATGCTTCTGCGTATTTTTTAGCATCTGTTGTTTCTGTACTTGAATTTTTTAAACTTTCAATTATTGGTAAAAATGCTTGATTTAAGGAATTAAAAAATTCTAACCCTTTTTCAAAACTTTCGAATACTGCGTATGGTTTAGAAACACTAGTGTCTTCTAAGGCCGTTGTTAAACACACTTGTTGAGTAATTAAACTATTCATACTACCACCATAATTGTTTGATGTTGATATTTCAAACAAGTTATAATTTGGAGCGCTACAGGAAATTAAGTCAACTTTGTTATTAATTCTTGTAAAAGCAATTCCATAATATAATGGTTTAAGTTTTGCAAGGGCGGTCGTTATTTTACTATTTAATAATGTTTGTAAATCCGTGGAAGTTATTGGTGTAAGATTAATGTCTACAAAAGGAACCGTAGTGAAAGTTGTGGCGGTCAAACATATGTTTTCAGGAGCCTGTAATGAACCCGCTTCAACTGTCCCTTGTTTGGTATCTACATTTACCACAGCCTCTGATACTTTTGTTTCTTTCAATATCGATTCTTTATAGACATTTAAATAATTTTGATTTAATGTGTCAATCAAACTATTCGGTTGTGGTAGACTATATCTTGATACTCTAACACCTTCCAATGATGTTTCAAATTTACCAGGCGCTACGCTGTGTGATACGCTCAAAACCATGTAAGGACCATAGAAAAGAGGAACGTGTCTTAAATTAAAATACATGGTCGGTTGTATCATGGCATTTCCCATCATATCAACTTTTGCAACATAACTTCTACTTTTGTAAATACTATATAATGATACTGTTTGTTGAGCCACTTTATCACCAGCTACTGAAGCTCCAAGTTGTGCAAACAACTTATTAGATTCCGCCGTATTTTTTTTCTCAGACATATCTATCGATACACTTTTAAATATGCTTTGGTTTTGAGTTCCGTAATCAACACTAAAACCAACTACTCTATTTTTCTTTGAATAATCTTCGTTTGGACTTGATGGGCGCCTTAAAGGATTGTCTGAAGACTTACGTATGTCAAAACTGTCATCAGCAAACCTTGAGTATGCTGCGTTAGATGCTGTAAATTCGGAAGGTTTACCAACATACATCAACAGAAATTTGGGGGTTGCCTTTATATAGTCAACATCTAAAAAAGTTCCAAATAGTGTTTCTGTTGCATCAACAGGTATGCTTTGGTTTGTTGCAACCGCCTGTTGGATTCCATAAAAATTAACGTAAGCGGGAAGTGCGTAAAAAATCATATTGTTGTTTGCACATATATTACTTACAACCGCCAACATACTTGAATTGTCATTACTTTTAAGTAAATCTTTAATTTTTTCTAAATCTATTGTAATTTCGTTACCAACATCTCTTCCGGCCTTATCTTGAAATAAAAAATCTTCAAAAATTGTTTTATTCAAAAAGTCGGTTCCGCTAATCCACTTATCATTCATTGTTTTAAGTAACGAATACGTTTCTAATTTCGCAACATTACCTGCAGACGAATAAACTATACCTGAATTTTTCACTGTTACTGTTGGTAGGTCTGCATTAAGTTTTGTAAAGGTTTGAGTTAAATTTTCTGAGTTAAAATTTTGTTGTTGTAATAAAAAATTCGATATACTCTGTTGAAATTTAGTTTTATTAAGGGTTGGGTCTTCTAACTTTTGTTTTGCAAATAACCTAATTAGTGGGTAAAATGTTTCTATGTTTGAAACAGTAAACTCAACATCCATACCTTTATTAGCAGTAAAAAAATCAGTAATTGTACTTCCTGAGTCTGCATATTTAATACCATCTTGAGTGAATTCACCAACATATTTTTTTAACGCTTTCCATTCGGCCGGTTTCGCTGCGATACTTTGTATTAGAGTTGGGGGTAGAATTGTGCCGTCACTCGGTAGTGTTCCATTTACATAATTTGGGACTGTTAATGGGTTCAAAGGTGTGAAAGCAGCATTTCCACTAAAGTAATTAAAAACTCTTCTTTTGAAATTTCCTGGGTTACCTAACTTTAATACACAATCAAAGTTTAAAAAATCTACCAACTTAGGGAAAAAATTAGATATTTGTTTTTCAGCTAAACGAATTCCGTCTTGAGCTTCATCGTTCAAAAGTGAAACACTATTTTTTGGAACCATAAATAGCGCTTCCATTTGATGAAATAGTCTTTTTTCTTTAACGTTGCTTACTCCGCCTACGTTAGTATAATTTGAATTTGTAACTTCATCAATTAAAACAATGTCTGATACTGATGGTGTTGGGTTACAAAAACTTAAAAATAACTTTTCAAATTTGTCTAATATTTCAGGTTCAAACACTGAAAAAATTTCTTCAATGTTTGAGTATGTTGATGTAGTATTTCTTAGTTCAAAATCTAAATTTTTAGAGTTATCTGTATAAATTGTTTTGAGATATTCATTATGTAGTGGTTTTCTAATAAGTGAGTTGTTAAAGTAACCAAATTGTGAAATACCCCATAGTGTTCTTACACTACCATTATAAACAGAATTATTATTAAAAACTTCTTCTTTTATTTGGTCTAAAGTATTAAAACATTCAAAGTTAGTTTGATTAATTTTAATACCTCCTTGTGATGGTATTATTAAAAAGTTTTGACTGTTTTCGGGATTATCAAAAAATGTGTAATAGTTTTTATTACCCAATGAACGATTTGGGTTTGTTAAATCAAAACCAAAGGTATAGAATTTACCAGACGATTGATTAGTTGCTGTTCTAAATCCGTTATTATTGTAAGCGTCTAAAAAAGATTGATATGTCGGTGTTGTGAGTATTGGTAAATCTTTACTGTAAAAATACCTATATACATTGTTTATAACTTTAGGGTAAAAACCCAATGTAATATTATCTAAAGTTTGACTTGGGTTTACTACTAAAGGTATGGTTGTTTGAAGTTGGATTTCGACTTGTGTTGAGCCGCCTGTGTATGCCGGTACAATTATTTTAAGAGCGCTACTTGGGGTAGTTCCTGTTGTGTCGTAACTTTTCAAATAGTCAAAATTGTTCCATATTTTATTATCTAAAATATCAACATTCGTTTCGACATACTTTTTATATCTATGCCATATACTACCATATTTCAAAACCCATGCGTAAGGTAATTTATGAATTGCAGAAAATTTGTTAAAAGTTGATGCCAAATAATCCAAGTCTGTTGGTATCGAACTTGTTTCATCGAAAGTTTTTAATTTTTCTCTTGTTGTTATTAATGGAAGTGAATTAAGGTATAAATAACCTAATGCAACATATGGGTTAGTCACATTGTTTTTTTGATTTTCGACTCCTTCAACAATTGCATTTACAAAATATGGTGTATTGATTAGTGATGTTGTTTGTATTTTTGTACCAACTTGGCCACTATAACTATTTCCATAATCAAAAATACTTTCAGTTAAATAAAGGTCTTTTTCTAATCTAGTAGAATAAAAACTACTAAGTGAGGTTTGCGAATTTACCGGCACATTATTAGTGACATTTGTCATAAAAGGTTGGGTAAAGTTTTTAAATCCGTATTTAGAAACAAAGGCCCCAATGTTTTTTAAAGTTTCAGTTTCGTCTATTCTACCCAAAGTTTTTTTCTCATCCAAGTATAAAAACGTTTGTGTTTTGTTAAAATCATTAACTGTTGTTATATTTTGACCTCCTTGTAAATTAGTTTTTAACCAATTAACATTTGTTATTGGGTAATTATCTAAATAGTATGTGTCGTTTGCTTGTGAACCATTGATAAAATTTTTAATGGAGTCAGGTAAAGGTATGGATTTATCGATTGCAACCGAACTATTTTTTAAAGTATCAAAACTATAAACATTGTTATAAACGTCTAAAGTTTTTGTTCCACTATCTAATTCCAAAAGATTTTTAATATATTCTGTAACAAAACTAGAATCAGAATATAAGGTCCAATTTGTACCAGTTCCATTGTTAGATATTTTTCTAAGTGTACTTAAAAAAGTCGTATAAGTAAATCTGAAATCTTTTAGTAGTTGTGTAAGAGTATTATTTTTAACTGCTGTTGTTGTAATATTTTTTGCCTCTAAGTTACCTAAAAATGTTGATATGTTTTCAGTATTGTAACCTGTTCTATTCATTTTAGCATAGTGAGCACCAACGTAACTTCTTTCAAATATTTCATACAAATAACTTTGTTCTTGCGTGTTAGTGTATGGGATTACTTTGAATGGATACTCAAGAGCATTTATGGATAATACATCATTTAGACTTTTTGAGTTTGGATACGAGTTTGGATTTGGTGGTACGATTTTTTGGGTTATTGCATTCATGTAAGCTTCAGTAAATGCAACCTCAGGCCAAACAGTGCCGTCAAATCCTTTAGTTGTATTTATAACAGATGGGTCACCAGGATATTTAATCACATACAACTCTGTCCCATCTTTTTGTTTTTCTTTTTCAAAATATTGTGGCCAAGGATAAACAACGTTTAAATCATTCAATAAATTTGTTCCGTTTACAAGATTTTTTGAGTCGACTCCAAACTTTTTTGTTGGGGGAATAATTGATGCTAATCTTGTAGGGTTTGTTCTTTGATTCCATGCACTCTGATGTGTGTTTTCCATCATTCTGTAAAAACCATCAAGACCTGCAAATATCACTGCACATACGTTTCGTATAGTTGGTATAAATCCTAAAGAATTTGGCCCATTCACTACTTTGTCGGCTAAAAATTCTGTTAGCTCTTGCTCTATTTGTTGATTTTTCCTATTTAACTCGTCACTAATTTTTTGAATTTTGTCTAAAAAACTGTCAGGAACATAATTTGGAGAATTTCCAACTTTATCACCAAATTTATAAAAGTCAGGACGCACATCTTCAAGCTGATTTGTTTTTTCGTTATAAATAAAGTTTGGATTCGTTGATTTAAAATCAGTAATATATTTGTTTAGTTGGTTATCTGTTGGATTGTTCCCATAGTTAATTGCATAACTTTGTCTAAATTCATCATCAGTAAGTTTGTTAAAATCTACCTTTTCAAAAACATCTGTAATTGATATTTTTATAGGTATTTCACCTGGTATTTTACCTGCGTTTGGTAATTTATATTCTCCGTTAGTTCCAAAACTTTTATTAGCCTTAAGAGCATCAACGTAGGTTTTTATGTCTGTTTCAACTCTGTTTTTATATTTTATTCTATCATCATAGGAAATACTTTCTTTGTATGGGTAGAGTATTTGACCTTTTAATATTTTTTCAGAAGGGTCTAAAAATTCATTTACAGAATTTGCAAAAACAGCATTTCTTAGTTTAATAACGTTTGTTTGAAAATCTTGAACATCTTTCATTACTGTAAAATCAGCCTTTTTTAATTCGGCTTGAAAATTAGCCGGTAAGTTTTCAATTTTTGCAATAAATTCTTCGATAGTTATTTCAGGAAAATCGGAAGTAATTAATCCTTTACTCTTATATACCGAATACGCTTCTTTCATTTTTTGAACACCAATAGATTCAACAACAGTTTGAACATTATTAGTATTAACGCCATTATTAAAAGAGTTTGATGTATTGGTTGTAATTATTGTTTCTGTTTGAAACATTTTAGGTGAGTGTTTTGCGTATGCAATAATACTATCGGCCAAAATGGCAGAATTACGACTTAATAATTTCAACGAAATTTTAAAGTTACCCGAATCAGGTTCAAAACTTGCATTAAATTCAACTAAACTAAGTTGGTATCTAATTGCTTTACCATAATACCCTTTTAATATAAGAAAAAAAGGAGGGTATGGCAAATTAAAAAAAACCGAATATAATGAGTTGTCACCTTGTTCAAATAAGGCTCTTCCTCTTATATCAATCAAATCTATAGTAACCTCAGTGACATTTGCGGGTTTTATTTTCACCTCTATTCTTGTTATACCCAAAGTTTGGGTGTCTTCATAATTCAAAACTTTTTGCTTGAATACGTTTTCACCGTTTTGTAAAGTTTTGTATTCGGCGTTTTGGTTTATTCCTTTCCCAACACGGGCTCCTCTTCCCGTAAATTCATCAGACCAACTTGTATCAAAAGCTTTTTTACCTTTAGGTTTAAGAAAATTAAGTTTTAAATCATCGGGAAAATTCGATAGGGACGCAATTTGAGAATTCACTACAGGACTATCAAAAGTATCTCCAATTGCCAATTTTGTTCTAGGTATAATTTGAGTTTCTAAGTTTGCATACATTACAAGGTTTTCTTGTTGAACGTATCTATCTTTTACGTTCTTGTTTGCATCTATAACTTTGTTTGGGTCAATTAAAATAATATTATCGTAGTCTGCTTCTACATAAATATTATTTTCTTGATTATAGATTTGTCTAAATTTTGTTATGTCATTAACGGCCATAATAAAAAATATGTGTATCTAATGCGCTTTTGTAGCCTTGCAAAGCACTTATTAATGGATAAGGTATTATTAATATTGCACCATCGGGTATATTAGTCTCCAATCCACCGTAAATAGGATTGGCGGTCAAAATCAACCAACCAAAATATGGTGTTCCATATTTTTCGAAACTAATTTTATCTAATCTACTTTTATTTTTTACATAAAAATATCTTTGGTCTGATGCTCTTTGGGGTAGATTAACAAATGGAACAACAGTTTGTTGACCATTTATTAGAAAATTTTGGTATCTATTATAATATTGCATTTTTTTTAATTAAAAGATATTTTTAGGTTATATTCATCTCCTGTAGAATTGACTGATGAATTTATAGCTTTCATATTGTCAACTTCCGTTTGGTTAGGAAACAATACTTGAGAGAAATTCATTTTTCTTTCTTTATCTTTGTTAATATTATAACTACAAGTTGAACAAAAAACAGTGTTGTAGTAAGTTTCGAATTCATCGAACCTTTTATCTACAAAATCTTTTGATGATTTATATTGTTTAAATATCCCTGTTGGTGTGTCGATGCCCAAATTAGTTAGTATGTAATTTGTCCATTCAGTTTTTCTTTCATTATTGTTAACCACATCAACAACTTCATTAACAAACTTATTATAATCGTCTATTATTTCTTTTCCAAAAATCATAAAAAATCTATTTTCTTCTGCGGAAATAGCTAAAGGGTCTGAGTCTATGAACGTATTAAATTGAAAATTATCATTCCAAGACTCTTCGTTTGATGTTGGTATTAATTTATAAGTTTCTAAATTATTGGTGAATGCCGATACACCGCTCCCTATAATTTGTAAATCACCTCGTAATTCATCTAATGTGTTCGCGTAAGACGTGTTTGATGCATCCACAGGTGTTGTTCCCGTTAATGAAAAAACTATAATTTCTTTTTTATCATTAGCATATCCATCAAAAGCATTACATACATAATTTAATTGGTCTAAAACATCAATCATTTTTGTTTCATTAACCTCACTGTTCACAATATTATTCGAAGCTTCGTTTAAAATAGCCAAATAGTTTGATTGTCTATCATCTATCATGTCTTTTAATTTTCTTTTTATTTTTCTTGTAGATATATTTGTAAAGTTTTGTATATTCAAAAAATTTAAAACAGGACTTGTTTCATTTTTAACATCATCTTTTGCTTTCGAAAAAAGTAAATCAACTTTTTGTTCATATTCACTCTTACCAAAAATTTTAACCAAGTTTGTAGTTGGTTGGTTGATATTGTTAAAATATCCATTTTGATATTTTCTATCTTTTGTGAATATAAGTAATCCGCCAATTAATAGTTTTGAGTTTATATTTTTAAGATTTTGGAAAACAGTTTGAGCGTAATCTTTTGTTAGGTCTATGAAATTTTTCATGTTTTCCTTATAAGAAAGAACGCCAGTAAATCCACTTAAGTTTGCATCATATTTTGATGAATCTTGTTTACCAATTGTTGTCCCAATTTTATTTTGTATAACTTCCTGTGGTTTACCAAAAGGATTAGTTCTAATTGCTTCAAAAAATTCGGCGTCGTATTGAGATGTCACATCTTCTGTGATTGTTGCTCTCTCATCATACATTTCTGTATTTGCATAATAATTAAATGATAATGCGTTTTGTAATTGAGCTACAGGCCCCGCCAAACCATGTCCTCCAATCATGTTAAAACTTAAATCAACTTTGGCAACCATTGGTTGAACACCAATACCTTCGGGGTTTAAGTCAAAAAGAGGCCCTGACTGTCCTTCATACTTGAAAGTTAATCTTGTAGGAACTATTTTAGTATGAAAAAAATCTCCAATTCTTAAAACAAGAATTGGTGGTGAACCAAATGCGCTGTTGAATGCGTCGCTGTAATCTGGAGTATAACTTCCTCCCGCATTTTGTGATACAGTAGGTATGGTGTCTCCAGGTCTAACGCATTGTTGTAAAAAAACAAGTCTTGAATTTAGCCCTTCAGGTGTTATAGAGTGAAATGTGGGATTAAAGTATTGAAATTTACTTCTAATATTGTCATAAACAAATGGATTAGATTCCTTTATCATTTGAAAATAATTACACTCAGTTAAAAGTCTTCTTATTATTTTTTTAGCTAAATCTTTATATTGTGGTGTTTGTTTAAAATTATTTATTATTTCATTTTGTGGTGTTACAGGTGCCGTTGTAGGGTCCGCTGCGTTAGGGTTTGGACTAACACTTTCTACTTGTGCGGGTGGTGTTTGGGTTGGTGGGGGTGTTGCTCTTTTAATGTCAACATTACTAATTTTTGTTCTTCTACATGCCATAGCCTGTACTGAATAAATTCCTTCAACGTAAGGATCAATAAAAGTCTTCGAGCAATCAATTTCTGAATAGTTAGGGTCATTAACTTTACCGCTTGAACCTTCAGCCTTTGGGGTTATTACTAATTTAGGAGGACTAGCATCTCTAAATTGTTTTAGAGGTTTGCCGTTAACTTTGAATTCGTCTATAAATTTTAAAACAGCATCATTTCTTCTTTCTGATAACTTTTGATTTCCAGTTTGGTTGGTTGAGCTAGCAGTAGCCAAAAGGTCAAAACTTACTTCACCTCCTGAATCTAAAACTTTGAAAACTTCACTTAAAAAATCTTTCAGGTCTTGGAACTCTTGTGTTATTTTTGAAAAGAAATCTGATATACTATCTTTTCTTGCGTCAACATTATCCTTGTATGAAAAACTTGGAGCTAGTGGGTTTATTGGTGTTTTGGTAGGGTCTTGATACTTAAAAACTATATCTAACGGGTTAGTTGAATAGTCTGATTGATTTGCCACATAAGAATTATACCAGTGTTCAAAATTTTGTGTCGTTGTGCTTCCAGCAGAATCGTTTGGTTCAGCATTTTCGAAAAATAAAAATATTTCTTGAAATTTCGGGTTTTCAGCGTCATCTGTAGCCGCAGGTGGGGTTGCCGCACCTTGTTCTGTTTTTACAGGTGTTGTTGGTGGGGTTTCAGTAACAATTGTTGTTGCTTGCTCTGGATATTTAATTAAATTAATTGCTGTTTGTATATCTTGTGGGGCTAAAAATGCAAATCTTTTAGTTAAAGTGTATAAATCATATTTGAGACATCCAGCAAAAAATGAATCGAGAACTTTTGTAATTTCAGACTCAGGTCTTATATCTTTGAATTCTTGGTCTACAAGTAAATTAGAAATAGATGGGTGGTCTACAAATACTTCAAAAGAAATACTTCCACTTCTTTGAGTATTTTTATATGTATAAATCATTTCAGGTCTTCCTATAAAACTGACATCTTCGAAACGCACATCAGAATCTTCACTAAAATCTAAATTATACGGTGGAAACCACATTATTCTTCCACCATTAGGTCCTCTTTCACATGCTGGTAAATCTTCAGTTGTAAATCCAGGTTTGTTGGATGTTCTCCATGCTAAGTTTTCAAGAGATAACATATATTTTTTTACTTGTCCATCGACAATATTTGTTGGTTGTCCATTTTTATCGTTAAATGGTGCAATGTTTAAATTGAAAGTGTTGTCTAAAACAGAATATGAATACTTCCTTATATTTCCTTGGGTTTTTTGTAATTGTGAATACAATGAGTATGGGTTATCTTTTGTAAACAATCTACAATATTCAAACCCTCGTAACGCACCACCTTTACTATCAATTGAGTTTTTAGTTGTGTATTTTATTACTCTTGAACCTTTAGTCATTTCAACATAACCGTCGTTGAATACTTTTGATATTTGGTTAATTGCCGTTCCAACGTGTTCTAATTTTCTAATTCCGTTTCTATCTGCAGAATCTACTAATTTTTGTGTGATATCTAATATTGAACCGTCTCTCCAAACATTATTTTCCTCTATTTTCCAAGATTCAGTATCTTTAAACGCTGATTCAAAGTTTTTTGTAAAAACACTGTTACTACCAAATTTTTGTAATCCACCAGGACCCGCCCTTTCCCCGACTTTAAAATAACCTCTTTTAGATGACCATGTAAACCCACCACCAATTGTTGTTGTTCCATCTGAAAAACTTTTAGTATTTAATCCAAACTTATACTTTTGAAAATTTTCACCTTCATAGAATTTTCCAATTTCACCAACAGAATATACAGGACCACCACTTGGGTCTCCATTTCTATCTAACGCTTGTGCTTCTATTGGAGATATTATAGTAGAAAATAAGTCGTCAGATTCACCACCACCATAAAAGTTAGGTTTAGGGGCAAATAAACTTGGTCTTCTTAATGTTAAACCTTTATAATCTG